TCAGGCAGCCTGCCGCGGCGTCGCCGCCAGATCGACATGCGCCAGCGCTTCGAAGAACAGCTCAGGCCCCGCATCGCGCCGGCTACCGGCGTCCGACAGGGTCTGGCGCCAGCGCCGCGCGCCGGGCAGCCCGGTAAACAGCCCGGTCATGTGGCGGGTGACATGCACAAGGCGACCGCCGGCGGCGATGTGCCGGCCGGCATAGTCGACCATGGTCGCGACGATTCGCGGGTAATCCAGCGCGGACGCCTCGGCGCCATAGAAGAGCCGATCCACCGCGGCGAGCTGGTCGGGTGACTGGTAGGCTCCCCGCCCCATCATCACGCCGTCGACGAAGGCCAGCTGCTCCGCGGCTTCCTCGACCGTCCGCAGCCCGCCGTTCAGGCCGACGAACAGGGTCGGCAGGCGCGCCTTCAGCCGGTGCACGCGGCCGTAGTCGAGCGGCGGGATGTCGCGGTTTTCCTTCGGGCTCAGCCCCTGGAGCCAGGCCTTGCGCGCATGCACCCAAATGCCCGAGACGCCGGCTTCGACGGCCGCATCGGCAAGGGCGTCGAGCGCCGTTTCGGGGTCCTGATCGTCGACGCCGAGGCGACATTTCACCGTCACCGGCACGGCCGACGCCTCGCGCATCGCCTGGAGGCATTCTCCGACGAGACCGGGCTCGCGCATCAGGCAGGCGCCGAAGGCCCCGGACTGCACGCGATCGGAAGGGCAGCCGACATTGAGATTGATCTCGTCATAGCCGAAGGACGCGGCCAGCGCCGTGGCGCGGGACAGTTTTTCCGGATCCGAGCCGCCGAGCTGGAGCGCGACGGGATGCTCCGCGGCATCGAAGCCGAGCAGACGCTCGCGATCGCCGTGAATCACCGCGTCGGCAACGACCATCTCGGTGTAGAGCAGCGCCCGGCCCGTCAGCTGCCGATGGAAGAACCGACAATGCCTATCCGTCCAGTCGATCATCGGCGCCACGGCGAACCGGAAGCCATTGGTTTCGTTCATTCTGTCAATTCCTGCGGGGCTTTAGCGGTGCAATGACTTCCCCCCGGCTTGCCCCAAGCTACCCTGAACGAATGCCGAACTCTGGACACCCAGTACTACGGCGACGTACCAATCTCCTCCGCGACGTACCGGAGGGGGCTTCTATGGGAACGATCATACCGCGAAAGCGGGCAGATGGCACTACGGGTTACAGCGCCCAGATCGTCATCAAGGTGAAGGGCGAGATCGTCCATCGCGAGACGAAGACCTTTGACCGGCGGCAAGCTGCGGCCGGGTGGTTGGAAAATCGCGAAGAGGAATTGAAGGAGCCGGGCGCGATCGAGGCACTGAAGGCCGTCGACCCTACTCTAGGCGAGGCCATCGCCCGGTACGTCGCGGAGTCCCGCAAGGAGATCGGACGTACCAAGGCCCAGGTTCTGGAGACAATCTGCGCCGACTCGATCGCGGCCCTTAAGTGCTCGGCCGTGACGTCGGCGGCTATCACCGAATTCGCCCGCCGCCGCGGGGCTACGAACCAGCCACAGACGGTCGGCAACTACATTTCGCACCTGTCCGCGGTCTTTGCCGTCGCTCGCCCTGCATGGGGATTCCCGCTCGACGAGCAGGCCATGAAGGATGCGCAGGCCGTGGCGAAGCGGATGGGCTACACGGCCAAGAGCGCGAGCCGCGACCGCCTGCCGACGATGGACGAGCTGCACGCGATCCTCTCGCATTTCGAGGAGCGCAGCATCCGGCGTCCGTCATCCGTGCCGATGGTCAAGGTCGTGGTCTTCGCCCTGTTCTCGACGCGCCGGCTGGAAGAGATCACCCGCATCGAGTGGTCGGATCTGGACGAGCAGCACAGCCGGGTTCTCGTCCGCGACATGAAGCATCCGGGGCAGAAGGCAGGGAACGACACATGGTGCGATCTGCCGGAGCCGGCCTTGCGGGTGGCGCTGTCAATGCCGAGGACCGCGCCGCAGATCTTCCCGTTCGGCACCGACGCAATCGGGGCGTCTTTCACGCGGGCGTGCCACTTTCTGGAGATCGAGGATCTGCACCTTCACGATCTCAGACACGCCGGGATTTCACGATTGGCCGAGATGGGCTGGTCGATCCCGCATATGGCGGGTGTGTCTGGGCATCGAAGCTGGTCTAGCCTCAAGCGGTACTCGCACATGAAAGCCAAGGGCGATCGGTATGAGGGATGGGCATGGATCGAGAGAGCTATAGGAGAGTAGGGATGAACGAAGATTCAAGATACCCAAGCGAGGAAGCCGAACGCTTTCAGATCCGCCTTCCTGATGGCTTCCGCGATCAGATCCGCATCGCAGCAGAAGCGAACCACCGGTCCATGAATGCCGAGATTATCGCGCGTCTCATGTCCACGTTCCACTCATCTGAAGAGGATAGCTCTATGAAGACCGGCCGCGACTCTGATCAGTTTCGCGTCCGCTTCCCTGATGGGATGCGGGATCGGATTAAAGCCCGCGCCGAGTCATCTGGTCGTACGATGCAGGCCGAGATCGTTGTCATGCTCGAAGCAGTTCTCTCTGGCGCGGCCCGCGAAGACGAGCGCCTATCTCGCATTGAAGCCAAGCTCGACAAGCTGCTTGCGGCCTAAAGACCAAGGGCGACCGATACGCGGATTGGCCGTGGATCGAGAGAGCTATAGGAGAGACGACGTGAGCCCGAGATCACCCCACGCTGTCCGTAAGCTGGCTGAGCCCTGCCCGTTTTGCCACCAAGTGACATGCGAGCTATGGCGCGACCCTGCCGAGCACGTCCACTGTTTTCAGGTTCGGTGCTGGTCCTGCGGAGCGCGCGGGCCAACGGGAGATTGCGGCGAAGAGGTAGCGGTCCCGGCTTGGCAAGCGGTCCAGTTCGTCCAGACATGACTTCGCCGCCCGCATCCCTCTAAGGACACGGGCGGCTCGGTGTGATAGGATGAACGCTTAGGAGGATGGAATGAGCACCCTAGACCGCGCCATTGAGATCGCCGTGGCAGCGCACTTCGGACAGGTGGACAAGGCGGGGAAGCCGTACATCCTTCACCCACTCCGGGTGATGATGGCGCAGGAGAGCGACGAGGCCAGAGCCGCGGCCGTTCTCCACGACGTGGTTGAGGATAGCGATATAGGATTCTGCGATCTCACCCAAGAGGGCGTCGACGCTGCGATCGTTCAAGCCGTATTTGATCTGACACGTAACGCTGACGAGCCCTATGCGGCCTATGTCGAGCGAGCCGGCGCCAACCCCATCGCCCGAGCCGTGAAGATCGCCGACCTCCGCGACAATCTTAGCCCGGATCGGCCGTGCCCGGAGAGCCTTCGCCCGCGGTATGAGAAGGCGCTCGCGAGGCTGATAGAGCTTGGCTAACCCGCCTCATACTCCAACACCTCCAGCCGGCAGATCTTCGCCAGCGACAGTTCCGCATTGGCATGCGTTCGTTCCGTTTCACCCGGTCGATGCAAATGATTTCCGTCATGGACGAAGCGCCCTCACCCGTGCTTCATCCTGACCATGACAGACCCCGAAATAGCCCGCGTGCAGGCCACCCTAAATCGGCTCCGTGAGCGGGCGCACATGGCAGGCCTCAGCGACAGAGACATCGAGGCACTGAGCGAGCAGGCGCGTGACGAAGCCCTGGCGGCCACAGAGAGCGCGTTCGCGATTTACCAGCGCCTCCTACATGCGGCAATTGAGGATCGCAGATGAGCATCGCCCCGCCCAAGACCGCCGTCGACTATGCCGACAGGGCGATCGACTGCCAGTTCGCGATGGAGCCAGCATTTCAGGATCTCGCCCGGCGCGCTGAGTTCGCCGGCTGGACGGAAGACGACGTGTCGGCAGCGCTGCTGGAGCTGGCTCGAAATCACATCAAGGGCATCATCGCGGATCGGAAGACGCAGGCGGACATTGGCGAGGCGCGGGGGGGGCTGAAACGACGAAAGCCGCGCCACCCGGTGAAGGGCGACGCGGCTCGGCAGTTTGATATAAAGCTGACAGCCGGATTATATCAAACCCTGCGTTTGATATAAACGACCGGCTAGGGCGAACGGTGACGCTGGTACTCGCCACGCTGGAGGTTCTTGATCTCCTCCCGAACGGATCGCGTTTCCTCTCGGTGCCCCTTGGTCTCCTCGCGGATCTGGGCAAGGATACCCGCGGCGACTTCCTCGTGGTTCTTCATCGCTGCAACGTGGTGAGCCGCAGAGCCCTGCCCCTGCTCAATCCGGGCCATGGTGCGTTCGATCTTCTCTAGCTCGTCGACCATGTTTTCTTGGCGGAGGTTCGTCCCCTCCAGAGACCGGCGAATGCCCTTCAGAACTTCGACGGCATGTTCCAAGCTTGTGTCATTCCGCTTCAGGAGATCGACAGCCCCGCCCAGGTTCTTGTCGATGCTCGACAGCATGTCGAGATAGCGCGTGACCATATCGGGGAGGCTGGTCTTGCCTTCGGGCGCGGCTGCCTTGCCTGCTCCCGATGACGCTTTATGAACTCCGTAGAGCGTTGCAACGATGACCCCAAGGGCCGCGATAAGCGCGCTAATTGCTTCAATGGTCATTCCCGCGTCCTGCCAGGCTGTCTTCAAGCTTTCCCAGAACGTGGGCGTTATAGGCATCCGCCGCGCTCCGGGCGCACGAGAAGAGATCGAAGAGCGCAAGCAGGCCGTAGACGGCGATGCCCGTTGAGGCGACCCCGGTATGGAGCGCGTTCGTGCCGAGCAACACGGCGACATGACTCCAGACCATCGTGCCTATCATCGCGCCGATGCAGCGAAGAACTGGCGACCGGCGGTGATGTCCGTTCACCCATAGAGCGCCAAGCCATAGCGCCCCGGTGATGCCCAGGATTGTCGCCAGCTCGGTTTCGGTCCAGCCGTTTTGGATGAACGAGGAGAAGGCGTCGTTCTGCTGAATCGTGTCCCCCGGCAGTGTGAGGACCGCGGCCCATCCGAGCATTACGGATGCGGAGTAGTACTCGTGGCGCCGGTTTTTCATGGAAGCATTCCGTCAACGATGGTTCATGGTTCTTAAACCCGCGGGCCGCATTGTGACGGGAGCCGCGCCCTCTCTACTCAGTGGGTGATGGTCAGGGTGCATCTCGGGCCGGCAAGCCCAGGTGCACCCGCTTATTCAGCAGCCGAGGCGCCGAAAGTTGGCATCATTCCCGACGACGCGCTCTGCGCCGGGGCGATCGGCCTGGATCAGGGCCACGGTTCCGGCAGGCGACAGCGCGTTGAGCCTGAAGCCGCTACAGGCCGGCGCAGAGGTCGTCTTGCATCCCGCCATCGCGAAGAGCGCGGCGGCACAAGTCACGGTCAGACAGACGCGAGAGAGCGGCATCGTCGGACACCCTTTCCTTTTCAGCCGCTAGGGCTTTGCTGGTGATTTCGGATTGAAGCTCCGCACGGCCCGCTGACGCGCCGGCAGCGTGCCCGATGGAGTAGGCGAGCGCCGCGGCGAGAACCGCAGCCACGCCCATGCGGATGAGGCCAGGGATGCCGCCGGCAAGGGTGAATGCCGCGGCGATCACAGCCCGAACCTCGCGCGCTCGCGCGTGAACCACCCGGCAGCCCATGCCATCAGGCCACCGATGGCGCTGGCAATCGCGCCGACGATGACGGGATTGGATGCCAGGAATGGGTCCAGCTTGTTCAGCCCGTAGACGACAAGCGCGGTGACGAGAGGCGAGACAGCAGCACCGCTTGCCGCCGCTGTGACCTTGCGGGTGGTCTTGCCGTCAGTCTGGGTGACGAGGTCGCTCACGTGAATAGGCTCCATAGCCAGTTGGTGATGTGCTCCCAGCCGGCAATGATCGCGGCGAGGATGCCGACAGCTGCAGCGCCGCCAGCCACGGCGCCCGTGTTCGGCACGGGGACGCTCGCAGGCTCGGGTGTCGGGTCGACTGTGCGGGTGGGGATCTGCGGGTCGGGCGCGGCATCAGCCAGGCTGCGGGCGGCATCGAGACACTTTTCTACCGATGCCGGGTCGATCAGCGCCTTGTTGACGCCGTCGCCGGCATAGTAGCTCTGGCCGCGGACAAGCTGACGATGGGCGCCCTTCACCGCGGCAAGGACGGGGAACGACGCCCACTCCTGCGCAATCCGTTTACCGAACTCAGTCCGGTCGATCTTGCGGGACATGAACGCTTCGTAGCCACGCCGCTTCAGCAGGTGGTAGCCTAGGCGGTCCTGTAGGTTCGCGTCGAAGATCTGGCCCAAGCCAAGACCCAGTTCCGAGACCAAGCCCTTGAGCGTCGCGTACATGAACTGATAGCGGCCAGTCGCGGAAGAGCCATAGCGCTGCGACCATCCTGGCTGAGCGGCGAGCACCTCGCCAACCGTCATGGACGTGACAGGCTTAGGCAGCTTGCCCTGGTTGTTGCCGTAGATGGTGTTGTAGCCGCGGGGCGCCTCGCGCTCGCCGATATAGTCGAGCAAAAGCGCCGCGCCGGGGGGAACGGTTCTGTCCATGTGGGGTCTCCTGTGGCAGATACGAAAAAGGCGCCCGGTGAGGGGCGCCTTGCGGTGAAGAAAAAGCCCGCCGAAGCGGGGCTAGACATGACGAACCGATGATGCCGCTCGTTTACGGCCTGGAAAGCTGAACACTGTTGCGGATATAAGCCCCGGCGTCTTCCGGCGACATACACAGCAAGCTCTCAAGAACGGTCAACTTCGCTCTAGGGCGGTCGCCTTCGATGGCGGAGGCGAACTTCGCGATGGTCAGATCCATACCGTTCGCGCCAAACTTCTCGACTGACTGGTAGTTCATCCCGCCGCTTCCCGACATATAGTGCCGAACTCCGGCCCCCTTCATGATGTCGATGATCCGGTCGTCTGACATCGTTTCCACACGAAAGGTGCTCGACAACTCAAACACGGGATCGAAGCCAAGATATTCCGCAATCCCCATAATCAAGCGGCTGTTCACGTCCCACAGGTAGGGGCTGCTTTCGGCGACTAGCCCCTCGATCAGAGCCATAACCGCACCAAAATTCGGCCACTTCCCGTAGCGATCCCTCAGAACTGCGATGTGCTTGCCAAACCAGTCTGGGCCGGCAACCTCGATCTCCCTGATCGAAGCACCGTTCTTTTTCTTGACCGGAACCGTTAACCACTGCTCCGCGTCTTGCAGACGTACCATCGTCCGAGACACGTAGCTCCTGCCAATCGGCATCTGAACATCGTCCAGAAAGACGAAGACCTCCGACCGCGACATCTTTCCGAAATACCCATGCCACGGCAGGTAGTTTGGTTGATGAACGGCCAGCGCGGTCGCTTCCGTGGGCCGCCACAAATGGACGTACCCATCATCTATTAACCGCAACCGATGGCGAAAGCCCTGCTTCTCTAGGGCGGCCAATTCCACGCTTCCCCTCGCCGCTTTGGCGGTTATGACCCGCGGGCTAGGCTCATTACTCTGGACTTCGATATGCATTGTCACTCGGCGGCCTCCCACAATCGCCTTCAGCCTAGCGCGCAGGGCGACCGTGAGGCAATGCCAGGTTAGGCCGTTATGTCAGTGCCAAGCTGGTTACTGGCCCCCGCGACTGAGCGGTTCGTATTGGTTGCACCCCGGAAGCTGTTGGCTGCTGTCGTGATGTATTCAGTGTTCAGCCCGCGCAGCCCGTAGTTGCCGCCCTTTGTGGTGTTCCCTGCCAGGGAGACTTCGGTGATCGCGAGCGCAGTAGCCCCTTGCAGATAGATGCTCTCCATCCCGCCAGACCCTCCAACCGCGACCTCGGAATGGCATCCGCTGATCGACCCGTTACTGATCTCGGTTCCGGCTGTGACTGTCTGTAAATGAATGCTGCGAGCGGGAAGCTCCGAGGTGGAAATCACGCTCTTGATCCCAAACCTGCGAACCTTGCCCCCCGCCGACGCTGATAGATGAACCATGCGGGCGGTCGCATGGCCGATCACCGTGTCGATATCGAGCCCCTGCATGTCGAAAGCGATACTGCAAGAGACAAGGTTGACTGCGGAGCTGCCGTAGATACCCTTGATCGACATCGAGCCGCGTTCGTTGGCCGAAGGCTGATAGTTGACCCCGTGCCGGGGGACGCGGTTCAGAAGGCGCACATCCTCAATCTCGCCATTGGCACCTTGATAGACCACGCCATCGAGCGTGCTGGCCGCGGCAGCGTGGTGAAATATCTTACTGAACTTGCAGCCATCGACCTGAGGATGAGCATCCACCGTAGCGTCGATCATGTTGCGACCGGAAACATCGAGGACGGTCGTGTCAATGCAGACGCCTCCTGCCCCGCCGACCGTTACAACATGGCGCAGATCATCGCCGTATGCGCCCGAGACTTTTGTGCCGAGACAGCCCTTGGTAATGCCGTGGCCATAGGCCAGACCGGGGTAAGTCGCGTTGCGGTAGTTAGCACCCCTCACCTCACAGAACAGCGTGTTGTCGAAGACGCTGCCAAGATAGTCGCAGCCCTGCGTGTCGATGTCTTCGATCAGAGCGCCGAACGTGCGGCGAAGACGAATGCCGGTCTGCGTCCTCGTGCCGTCGCCCAGCCCGCGAAAACGCAGCCCCCGCGCCTTGACCCCGTACAGGAGGTTGCCCTTCGACACTCGGGCAACATTCGCCGTCGTGTAGGCGTAGCGTGTCCCAGCCCAAAGCGTGATCGTCGTGCCGACAATCGACTTGATCTTGACCCACTCACCGTAGGTCGAAGTCGTCCACCACGAACGATTGTCCTCCAGAAAGAGCCAATCATTTGCGAGCAGCCCGACCGCGCTGATAAGCGAGAGACTTGTGGCCCCGCTGGCAATATCAGCAGAGAGGTTAACCGAAGCAGCCAGTGTTCCCGAGAAGTCGAGGCCAGGTGCTGCGGAAGTCGTGTCCCCGACCAGCGCCGAGATGTCGATCGTCGCCCCTTCATTGCAGATGAGTTCGACATTGCCGACCGCGAAGGCCAGACCCGCAGAGAGCTTGTAGTTCCTGGTCCCACCCGTGGGATTGGTGAAGACGATTTCTCGGCCCATGCCCCCTGCAATTGCCGCGGCAATGCCGGCATCAGCGTTCACCGTGTCATTCAGAGCGCAAAACGTGCCGACATCCACGTATCTGCGGCGGTTGATCTGGGTCTTATACCAAGTCCGGCCGTCGTCCGATGGCACGGTCTGCTGGGAGCCATTCGGTGCGTCGACGAAATCGCCGCCCTCGCCATCATCCGATGTCGCCTGGCCGTTCACGCGGAGGATGTGGATGTCGGTCGGGATAGACAGCGCCGCAAGACCACCCGCTGTCGAGTAGATCGGAACATTGCCCTGCCTCACGGCTTCCGCGGCGCTGTCTGCCGCCCTATCGGCCGCGTCTCTGGCTTCTTGAAGGGTAGGCTGAAGCGCTGCAATAAGCGGTTCCAGAACGACCGTTGACTGAACCCGGCCCACGAAATCGGAGTATGGATGCCTGACGACCTTGTTACCCTGACCCATCAGCAGACTATCTGTGCCAGCCGGGTCCTTCAGCGGCGGCAGCTGGTTAGCGGTGCGTCCTTGCATTCATTCACTCCACAGGATGAGGAAGCCGTCTTCATCGAGAAGAGGCTCATTGGGGGCAGAAAGGATGTGGTTGAAGTCATCGAGCGAGGGCGCTTGTGGGCGCATTGCCCACTCTTCATCGCTGAGGCTCGACCGCATCCCCCGTCCATGTCCGGCGCGCGCGTGGCGCCTTAGACCTGCGATTTCGTCCATGGGGTGTGTCCTGTGGTGGGGTGAGAGGCGTCGTTACGCGGTCAAAGACACGTCACGACGATGCTGTGATCCGCGTCAGCCGCCGCAAACGACGATGTGGTGTTGAAGGTGCGGACAGTGATTTGTGTCGCGCTGTCGATCGTGTAGGTGGCGTATCGGTTGCCGGAACCGGGAGTCAGCACCTGCACGGATGCATAGTCAGCAAGCGTCAGCGGCGTTGCCAGCGTGTAAACGTAGACGCCGGTTCCTGTCCTGACGACGGAGGAGAACCCACGGCTGATCCCGACAGCACCCGTGGATCCAGTCGTATTGCCAGACGCGTGACGCCTCGACAGGATTGGGCTATCCGGCGAAATTCGGGCGGGGTGGCCAGCATTTGCCCAACGGGTGATGGCCCCTTCATACTTGAAGCCGTCGTGCATACGGACCTCATAGCCTGCATCTTGCGCCACCAGCGAGAAACCGTTGAACGTGCCTGTCGTACGAACGAACCGGCCGCCAAGCAGATCGACGTTCGCCTGCGCGGTTTCGATCGCAATCGCCGCAACGACCGTGCCCGTCAGGTTCTCGACGTTGATGCCAATCCGCCCCGTGATAGGGCCGTTTTTGAGCGAGATACCCGCTCGGCCGCAGTTGCGCATCGTCGGGAAATCGACATCGAGATCATCGATCCAGTTAACCTCAATCGCGCCGGTGTTGGTTGTTCCGAACCCCTCGAAAATGCAGTTCTTGCCGATCTTGATCCGCTTCCCGCGCTCTGCGTCGAGCGGGCCGGACCCGACGATGTTGATGGCCGCGGCGTCGGAGTTGCCCGTACCTCGGCGGGCAATGATGCGGTCCACGATGATATCCATCGGGGGCGCGTCGTTCAGCCCAGACGTGTCGCCCTCTGCGATGCCGATCGCCGTCGCGCAGTTGTCAATGACCCAATCGGTCATGATGCCGCGCTGCCCGCCGTGCGTGTCGATCGCCTTCCAGATATAGCAGCCGTCGACCGTGCCGCCGATAAACTCGAAATCAGTGGTCGGCGGGTAGACAGAAGTGTCGCCAGTCGGCCGCCGTGTGGCTGTCAGCCCATAGACGTTGCCCGACAGGCCAGGGTGGATGTTCTCGATGTGGAGGCCCCACCCGCACTTCGGGCGGCGGCAGCTGTACATGCGGACGCCATCACGGCCGATCTTCACCAGGCGCGTCTTGCCGCCGACGAAGAGATCGTCGCAAAACTCCGCGAAGACGCCATAGGTGCCCCACCCGGTGACGAGCGGGCCGTCAAGTCTGATGTTCCGCGCCCGCGCAGCCAATGTGCCGTTGATGGCAAGCGCGCCATTGCAGTCGGGATAGCTCGCTGTCGGAACGGGCTCGCTGGCTGTGTATGGCCCGCGCAGCGAACCAACACCGCTGATCTCCACGTTCTCGATCCCGGCGCCAACCGCAAACATGCCGGCAGCTGTCGAGGTCGAGGTGTTCGTGATTGCGGCATTGACGGCGAGATTGATATTGCTCGGGAGAGTGATCCGACTAGCCGCAGAGAACGTGATGTCCTTGTCCAGGATGCAGTATCGCACGCCCTTCGCCGATGCCGTCGCGAGCATATCCACGATGCTTTGTCTCCCCGCGCCGAACATGGCGGGGAACAAGATCGGTTCAGCAATCTCCCACCATGCCCCATCGGCTGATTGAAGCCGCCCAGGGTGCGCAGGCTGTGAGGCCGCCCGCGTGTAAAGCGTCGCGGGACCATCGCCCGGGGCCGTATAACCCCCGACGCGGATGTAGGATTTGATCGTGGGAATTGCGGACAGGCCCGCGACCAGATGGCTCGGATAATCCGTGTAGCTGCTGGCCACGTTGTCGATCAGGCCTAGGATGCCGTCCCTCGCTTGCTCCAGCAGGCTCGTAACGATGGACTCCGCGTCGGCTGCAAAATCCGCGCTTAGATAAAAGGTGATCTGGATCGCGTCGTCACCAATGTTCGGCAACACGGTATTGAACCGGAAAACCTGGCCGCCGTGTACCGCGCCCTCCTGCACATGAACCGTCACGCCTTCAGTGATCGAACGCGGGTCTCTGGCGTCGGAGGCGCGATACCAAGGGCCGGTCGAGGCGGTGTAGATCCCGTTCTGCCGAGCGTCGGATTGGTTCTTGACGACGACACGGTCGTTGACTGCGAGGGCGATACCATCGATCGTCTGGAGACCTTGCAGGGCAATGCTGCCGGTCGTCGCAACGCGGCATGGCTCGCGCTCACCGGAGAGAAGTCGCGTCGCAGCGGTTGCGGGACGGCCCATGGATCACCTCAAATTGCGGACAAGAAAAAGGCCCGCCATTTCTGGCGAGCCGGTTGTTCTGCGGAGCGGGGTTAGGCGGTACTCTTGCCCGTCTTGCGCTTGGCTTCGGGCGGGTCCGCCTTCTCGTCCTCTTCGAACGGGACGGGACCGGTCGGAGCGCCGCGATAGAGCGAATTGCCCTCCGTCAGCTTCTCCGGGTGGAGGTATTCGCCGCGGGGCGTCAGAGCCTCCTTGGCTTCGTCGGACAACTCGTTGAAGTCCATCTTCTCGTCGGCCATGGTCATGGTTCCTTGGGGTTGCAGTTTTCTCGATGCCGGCGCAGAGTGCCGACCTGTTTGCGCTGGGCGCATGGGGGATGGATGAAGCGGGGATTGATTGTCGCGGCGCTGGCACTCGCCGGATGCCAAACAACAGAAGGCTTCGACAAATTCGCGAGCGGTTTTGTCGGCCAATCGGAGGCCGCGATCATTGGCCGCTTCGGCGTTCCCGATAAGACCTATGAAGCCGGTGGCACGAAATACCTGGCCTTCACCCGAAGCCAGACTTCTTACAGCCCCGGCGTCGCCCCAAGTTACCAGTCCAACGTAATCGGGAACACAGTCTACACCACGTCAGTCGGCGGCATGGCGCCATCAGTCTACACCGCCAATTGCACCCTGAACTTCCAGATCACCAAAGGCGTGGTGAGCGGGTATTCCTTCAACGGAAATGGGTGCGTTGGTTGACCTGGCACTTCGCGGCTGGGGTAGCCGGGTTCTTCTCGCTGATGTTCATCATCGTTAAAGCCGAAGAATGGGGATACAGCATTAACCGCAAGCGCGGCCCCCAGATCGGATGGGTGATCGTCCTCGCGTGGGGCACCAGTTGCGCAATTTTGATGGCCTATGGTGGCCACACCGGGGCTGGGTCAGGGCTGGACTGCTATACCGATTGGGACGGACGGACCAACCCGATCGTCTGTGATTAGGTGCCCTACTCGACCGCCTGCTTCAACTCAGGCACGACGCCTTCAAAGTCTGCGGCCTGCTGCCAGCCAAGATCATTGAAGCCGCCGTCTATAAGCCATCTCCAATACGGCAAGGACGCGAACGGCGTCAGCCGGCGGATCGTCTGAACGTCAGCCGGCGCCATGTCGGCGTCACCGGCCGAAGCCCGCAAGCCGATCGCGGCAGTGTTCACCACATCATTGGCAAGGCCGACAGTCGGACCAAGGAAGCCTTCCACGAGCCCGCGCGTGGCAAAGCGTGATGCCGGCTCCTTCATGTCCGCGTCTGGCTTTGCCATCTTCCCGAGCGCTGCCAGGCCCGTGTAGACGCCAGCGCCGCCAGCTTTCTCAATCGCGTTGTTGACCTCGAACCCGAGGGAGAAAATGCCCGACCGATCGAGGCCTTCCGCAACCCATGTGCCAGGGTTGTTCGAGACCTCGCGCCCGGCCTCCAGATTCTTCAGCCAGTAGATGAACATGCCGACCGTCGCCATGCCCATGACGCCGCCCATGGCGCGGCCCGGCCCTTCCTGAAGACCGCGCATCAGAACACGCTGGTTGCTCGCCAGGGCAAAGCTCTTGAACTGCAAGACGGCGCGACCGACCGGAGACTGAGCGAACAGCGGGACGTCGCCGACACTCTTCTGGACGATGGTCGAGCCGACGTCCTTGTTGATCGCGGCGAAGTAGGCCCGGCGCGCGATGTCGTCGGTCCAGTCCTCGGTGTTCGCCACCCGCACGCCGTCGATCGTCTCGCCGTGGGTCTGGAACTGCTTCAGGACACGGGCGGCCTTGTCCTCGTCAAGCCCGAGATAGCCCATGTAGGCCTTCTCGCGCGCCTTGAGATTGGAGACGCCGCGCTCTGCGTTCTTCAGCACGCGGTTCTGCGTCATCACGGAGGCAATGGTGTTCTGAAAATCCGTCCACTGGTTGAGGCCGGTGAGCGTCGTGAACTTGTTCGCGGCGTTGTCCAGGAACCGCTCAAAGGGCGAGTTCGCCGAATAGGGGTCCGTCAGCTCCGCCAGGGTAGCCATACGGGACTGAAGGATGCGCTCGGAAATGGCGCCGGCCAGCTTGGCGTCCTTCGCGGACATCTTCACCGCATCGAGATTGCGGATCAGCGGGCCGATGCCGTCGCGCATATAGGCGGTCAGGCCGTGCACCATCGCCGGGCGCACCGCATCGGTCAGCGACGACAGGGTAACGCCGCCCAGCGTGCGGAGATAGTTGAACGTCCCGGCCGCCCGGGCGATGCGGGCGAAGTTGGTGGAATTGGCCTGCGGCTCGTAATTGCCCCGCAGGAGATCCCGCATGGCCTTGAGGTCTTTGATGTCGGCGTCGCGACGCTTGTTCAGAGCGGCAATGGCCTTCTCGTCCGTGACGCCCTGCTTCAGCCCTTCGTAGTCGTTGACCACCTCGGCAATCTGATCCTGCATGTCCGCCCGGCCATACTTGCGCGCGATCTCGACGTCGGCGCTCATCTTGCGGGCGTAGCGGCGGTTGACCAGCTCGACGTCATCCTCAAGCCAAGGCTCCAGGACGCGGTCGGGAACCTTCAGCGTGCGCTCCTTGAGCGGCCCCTGCTGTACCGACACGAGGCCGTGGGGGATGCCGACCTGATCTGCGCCCGTCAGCTTGTGCACGATGTCCGTGAGGATGCCGTTCACATAGTCGTCGCGGTCGGCCTGCGAGGTGAACGACATGTCCGCCTGCCCTTCCGGGCGCTGCTTGCCGGCTGCGTCCAGAGCGGCCTGCTCCTTGATTGCGTCGTCGATCGACTTCTCGATATAGGGGCGAATGGCCGCCTTGAATTCGGGCTCCTGCGCGCTGATCTTTTCCCGACGATAGACGCGGTGGAAATAGGTCTCATCCAGCCGGTTCGGGAGATCGAGAGGAAGCTGCCCCGTCTCCTGGCCTCCGCGTTTCAGCGGCTCGACGACCTTCTCACGCCAGGCCTTCGCCGCCTTTGTCACGAACTCGTTCTCGCCGGCATCCCCGCGGCGAGCCGCCCGGCCGACAGCGCGAGAGAAGTCCTCACGGGTCATTTTGATCCCGGCAGCCCGCGCCTCTTTCCAGACCGAAAGGTGGTCGGCCAGTGCCGCTCCATAGGCGCCGCGGTCCCACTGCTTCTGCAACGTCTCGACAGCCGCGTCGCCCGCGCCCTCGAAATTCTTCTTGAGATAGACGCTGTTCTCGACAAGCCCGTTCATTAAGCGGCGCTGCACCACTGAGGGCGATGTCATAGAGCGCATGATCGGGTTCAGCTTCGCCGTCGACTTCGCCACCGCCCGGGCCATCATGCCGCCGGCCACGCTGAGGTCGTCGAGGCTATCCTGCGTCGCCTGCGCCGCGCCTGCGGAACTGTCCAGGCCCTGACGATAAAGCGCTTCGACGTCATCCGCGACAGGTGTCATCGACGCATCGCCGCGGCCCGCCTGACGCACACCGTCAATGGCCTGGGTTGCCGCGCGCTGCTCCGCGCGAGACATGAGGGAACCGGCCACGCCGCCGAGCAACCCGCCAAAAACGATGCCCGAACCGATGGCAATGGCGCTTTCCGTGCCCGTGCGCGTCTGCTGAGTGGCTTGAAGCCCAGCCTCGGACACCGCGGCGCCGATACCGCCCGCAACAGCCACGGAGGCCGCAGAGCGCGCGATGGCTGCACCCGTTCGCAGGCCGCCGACAGCCGCGCCGCCGGGGATCAAGGTCGGGAGATCGAGGATGGCGGCAACAGCCGAGGCACCCGTGCCCCACCAGCCGGCAGAGTCGACGGTCTTGCGGTCTTCCTCCTCGCGGTCAACCTGGACTTTCCATGCGTCGAAGTATTTGCGGTTGAAGATCCCCGCCACATCGTCCGCGCGGCTCTCGTACTTCGTGCCCTTGATCTCCGCGAGCGGGCTGAAGTCCTCGTCCACCTCGGAGCGATCGAGGCCGAAGGTCTCCTTTGCCAAGGTCGAGCCGACGACATTGTCCATTCGGAACGCGGCGCCAAGCGTAGAGAGCGCGGACGAGCTGGCGACAGCGTTCTCGATGTCTGACGGGTTGATGTCGATCGCCGCGGCATTGCCGATGCTATCGAACTCGTCGCCGTAATTAACGAGGGGCATTGCGCATCAGCTCCTGTCGCTGTTCGTCGAGCTTCTGCTTCAGCGCCTCTTTCGATCCGGGGATCTCGGGAGGAGCGAGGAAGTTGTCCAGCGACTGTTCGCGGCTGTCACCGCTGCTCTTGCCTTCGGGGCTGAACACGTCAGACAACGCGCGGCCCGTGGTTGCAGCCGCGCCGCCAACGCCTTCCTGTACCTGTTGGCCGAACTGTTCGGCACGGGCGCGGGCATCTTCTTCCGCAGCGCGCGCCGCTTCGGCTTCTTGCATGGCGACGTCGCGCATGGCTTGGTCCTTGGCCTTGACCTGCTCCGGCGGCATGGCCCAGAAGCCAGGAGCCTGATCGACCACCGTCTGGCCATCGACCTCGCGTGTGTAGAACAGGCGATACCGCGGCGGGCGCCCGGCCCGCACGTCGGCCGCGGTCGCAGCATCGGGGCGCAGGACGATCTTCGAGATTGGCGCCTGCGCCGCCCCGCCAGTACCCCCGGCAAGTGCCCCGTTCGCGACGCCACCGCTCTTCGACCGCGCGGTCGCCGCGGCCTCTGCTTCCTCTACCGAATTGAACCGAGGGAAAGCGGTTCCTTTGGCCTCGTAGCTCTGTGCGGCTTGACCAATGGCGTCTTCGTCCTCGCCCAGATCCACCCACCCGTTTGGCGACATCCAAAGCGACGGGACATTCATCCATTTCCCGTTGGCATCTTGAACCGTCGTGGTGACTTCCGTGCTCCACGACCCGTCGCCGTTATCCCGATATTCGTTCGCGGCCAACGGACGAAGCGTGGTTAGGTCGGCATTCTCGGCTTTCGGCACTGCCGTACCCTGCGGCTTGTCTGCCACGACGCCAGCCAGCTCTGCGGCTGTCGCCATGGCGTCTTCTCGGATATAATCATAACCACCCTGCACGGACGGATAGAACTTCTCCGGCGGGTACTTCATCATCTGGCTATCGCCAGTGACGGTCGAAACGCCCCACGTCTTGGAGAGCACCTTGGCAGCCCGCGCCTTGGCTTCCGCCTCATTGCCGCCGGTCGCGATGAACTCCTCCTTGAAGGCTTCGCGATAGTCGGACAGCAAGGCGTTCTGCGTCGAGGGGTCAGCACCAGCGCCCGGCTCTGAAGCCAGGATGCCGCCGTCGAAATGGTCCGTTATGTCGGAGACGCTGAGATCCTTGATGATCTTCTCGGCAGCCGGCGCAAGGATTTCCTCATTGCGCTTGAAGTCGGGCGAGCGCCGCTCCAGGAGCTTGCGCGCCGCGTCCTCGCCGGAGAACCCGCGGTCGTTCACCATGTGCTGGAACGAGGCGAGATCCTTCTGCAATTCGCCCGCGCCGGACATCGTCTGGAAGGCCTTCGGGGCCATGTACTCGACACGCGCCGCGCTCTCCATCGCCGCCGCGATTTCCGCGGGCTTCTCAGAAAGGGTGGCGACGCGGATGTCGGCTTCCACTTTATCAGGGATGACGCCCGTGCGCGTAATGAATTCGTCCGTCGCCGCCCGTTTTACGTTCTCGGGCTGGGCGTCCAACTGCTCGGAGATCTTGTTGAAAACCTTGTTGGCGATGCCGGTCTCGGTCGAATCCAGCGGGTTGAGACCCGTCATGCCCCCGGCGAAATAGTCCTTGACGGCAAGATCCGTCTCGCTCGCTTCCTTCTGCTGAGAACGGAAGGTGCGCAGGAGCGTCGCCGTGTCGTCGTCGTTGAAGCCGGCATCCAGAACGTCGATCTCGGACGCGACTTTGTTCGTGAGGATGTCGAGGCTGAACGAGTCGAGCGATGCCTTGTACTGCGCAACCTGCTGCGCCTCGGCCTGCTTCTGGAGCGACGCGACGGCCTGCTGCGCCTGCCCTGCCAGCTTCAGCCGCTCGGCGAAGGGGAGGTCGGCGAGGTTCGGATCGAGCTTGATGCCGGGAGCCGTCAGACCGCCGCCGACAGCCGCGTCGCCACGGCCAGCAAGGTGCGCGTCGATCGCACCCTTGGCCCAACCTGGGACGCTTTCGGCACGGTAGTTTGGCCCCCACGAGCGACGAGCGCCCATGTCGAGATGCACGGCGTTGTTGTAGACGCCGATGCCGGTGAAGCCCATGGCCGAGGCCATGCCGATCAGTTGCGTGCGCTCCTCGTTCGACAGGCTCGACACATCCACGTCGAGAGCATTGCCGTCAATGTGCTGCGAGCCCTTGGCGCCGCCAACGCGGGCGTTGCGCGCGGGATCGCGATGCCCGGAGTTTATTGGGAGCGCCCTGCCCCACTGGTTCTGCAGAGCCTGGAAGCGGTCGACGATGATGGGGCGGACGCCCGTCAGATCGGCCGCGCCGCCACCCTGTCCGATCAGCGGCAGGCTGCGGCCAGCCGGCGCAGTGGGGGCATCTGGTCCGGGAGTGCCATCGACCGCGGCGGCGATCATCTCGTCGGAATAGGCCTGGCTCGCCGAGCCGTGTTCCTGCTGAACAAGAGCACGCAGGAACCGCGCCGCGCCGGCCTTGTCGTTGAGGTTCAGATCCTCGTTCGGGTCGATACCCATGGACCGTGCGATGTTCTCTGCGGCCTGCGTGTTGCCAGGCGTCCAGCCGCCATTGCCGGCGATCAGCTCGTTGGCCGTGACCTTGCCGCCGTCATACTTGCGCTTTGCCAACTCGTACGCGGCGCGCATGCCGGCTTCGGGCGTCTCGAAGACGGACTGCGGGTCGCCCTGGTCGGTATTCTCGGACGGGCCGACGACGCCCTTGAAGCGGGTTCGCCCGACAAACTTGATGTTTCCCGGATTGTTGTTGCGCATACCGGCCGGGAGCGACCGGTCGCCATATCCCACCGCGGACGGCAGAGCGACGCCCAGAGAGCCAGCGAGGGCCGCGGGGTTGTCCTGTAGCTGGCGGGCCGCAAAGCTCGCCGAGAGGCCTTCCTTGACCTTCTGGCGCCACTCTTCCTTTTCGGCCTCGGGGAGGCCAGAGGCGTCGACAGAGCGGAGGGCTTCCTGCCGTGCAGCCTCGATCGCAGCCGGGTTGTTGAAGACCTGCTCCTGCCCGGTGCCGACAGCCTTGGTCAGCCCGTCGCGATACCACGAACTGCGCTGCTCGTATTCGAGCTTTGCCGAGTCCGCCGAGAATTGCGCCTGCTCGGTATCGAGAAGCGACTGCATCTTCGGCTTAAGGCGTTCCGGCACCGTGGCGAGGAATTCATCCCGGCGCTTCTGGAGGCTGGCGACCGACATGTCATGCAGGCCGAGGCCGCTGACCGGGGTGTTCTTGGCGATCTCCTCGCGGTCACCATAGGCGGCGATCTTGAACTGCTGGAACTTCTGCGTCGTGTCGAAGTTCTCAACATCTTCCTGCTGCTGGCGAGCGCGTTCGGCCAGCATGCGCTGCTGGTCGGCCATGCCGCCGAGCGCGCTGCCAAGGCCCTGGAGCGCTTCGCCAACAGGAGAGGCGCCGGAATAGGAGACAGGGCTACCCGTCTCCAGCCCGCGACCGGCTACCTGTAAAGGGATTCGTGCCATTCAGGGCGCCTTACTTAAACGGGTTGCTGCCGAGCTTCGTCGCGCCCTGGATCAGCGAAGACCCGGCATTGATGAAGCTGGCCGTCTTCGCCTGCTTGCCCTGCTGGCGCGTGATTTCGGCTTGGGTGCGGAGGTTGTTCTGCTTGATGGTCGAGCCGTACTGGATCGCCTCAAGGTCAAGCTGCTGCTGGCCGACATTGGCGAGGAGCGCTTCGGTCGGCGAGCCCTGCAAGCCAACGCCAGAGGCGCCAACCTGCGCACGAGCCGCGGACTGCGCCAGTTGGTTCTGCCGGTCCTGCTGCATGACCTCGTAGCCGGCGGCTTTACGCTCGGCTTCGGCCTGCTGTTCCAGCGCGCGGGCCTGGGCCTGGGCGGCGGCGTTAGCCTGTTGGCCCTGGGCTATGGCGCCGGCAGCGCCGATCAGCGTGCTGGCAATGGTGAGGGCGACAACACACATTCAGGGCTCTCCATCCATGGCAGGCACGATCGCGCGAATGGTGCAGGGGCCGGCGCCGGTATGGCGGATACGGACGCGCGCCTGCCCGGACCAGGAGTCGTCGACCGGGATCTGCACGTTGCCCGTGTAAAGCGTCATGACGTTTGACTTCGGCGCGATCGATGCCAGATTCGCCTTCTCCCACCGGCCCTTGATGAGGGAACTGACCTCAAGCCCGGGAAGATCCGTTTCGAACAGCGAGAGGATGACGGCCATGACGCGCTTGCGGCGGCCAATGCGCGAGCCGTCCCTGCCTCCGACGTCAAGCTCCAGCGTGTCCGCCTCGGCTTCGTAGGGCAGGCCGACGAGGATGTTGGAGGCCGTCACGCCGCCAGGCAGCGTCACCACGCCGGACACGATGGGTAGGCCCTCATACGTGATGCCATCGGCCAGAACGGTTACAGGACCGGACCCGAGATGCCCCATGCCAGACACGGCGTTGACCGGGGTGCCAACATACCGAAGCGCGCTGTCGAGGCACCAGACGTCATTCACAGACCCGTATTCCATGGGGCTGGAAAGCATCTCGATATAGCGTCGAGACCCGCGCTGGACCATCATCCAGACGTCGTCCACGCCATTGCGACCGGGCGTCACGGCGACGTTCTCGGTGCCGCCGCCGCCGCCCAACAGATGGCGGTGAAAGCCGCGGACTTCCTGATCACGCTGATAGGTGAAGCCCATCAACTCTTTGGAGCCGAGAGCACTCCAGGCGATCGAGTCGGGATATTCCTGATGGCTTAGGCAGGTGATGCCGCCGCCCTGCTTAGTGATATGCTCCGAGACCTGCGTCGCGTCGGCGGCTTCAAACCGGCCATTCTGCGCAGACTGCATTTCGGCAAGCACGCGGCCACCGGAGGCGACGTAGAGGGTCGCCTGCCCCGTGTTGACCGGAGCGATAGGCGAGCATCGGAAGGTCTTGGACGCGCGGTTCTTGAAGCTGCTGGGCGTCAGCGCTTCGTCGATGCCAGAGCCCGACAAGGCACGCACGCCGCCGATGGTGCCGACCGCCAGGAAGCCGTCGATGTCAGCCAGCCAAAGGATCGTGTTGGCCTCGTTCCCAGCGAGCAGGAATTCGAGGGCGTCATCGTCCTTTTCGCCCGTGCGGAATGTCTCGAAATCGCCGGTCTTGGAGCAGTAGACCGACAGATCCGAAGCGAAGCACAACCGCTCCTCGAAGATCGTCACCGCTACCGGATACTCCCCGGTGTTGAAGGCGCCGAAGCTCCAGAGGTAGGCCGGGTTGCCTGACCCAACAACCTGCTCAGGAAGGCGGGAAACGACCGTCCCCGTCACCACTGTCGAGCTGGTGAACCCCGTAATCCGCACCACGCCGAAGCCGGAATGGAGATAGCGCAGGTTCACGCCGACGTAGTTGCTCGTCCCGCCGTCATAGGTCCGCTGCCCGTCCTGCTCGACTCCCTTGGTGTGGGTCGGAGGCGTGTTGCCGAACTGCGTTCCGGGGTCAGCCTGATCCTCGATGCGGTAGACATTGCCGTCGTAGCGCGCATAGCCGTTCTGATTGCCGGGATCGATACGCGCCAACGGCTCCCATGGGGGAATGCCGCGATAGCTCTCCATCTCGATACGGAACAGCCGGCCCACATCCGACGCGGAGAAGATCCCGGAATTGGCCGTCACAGTCACGGCGCCCGTGATGGCCGAGGCGTAGACGGTCTTCGTCTCGTCGAAGTTCTGGCTTGCAAAAGGCCCGTCATCGAACTGGACGGTGCTAACGGTCCAAGTAGAGTTCGTCACGCGCGTGATCTTGCACGGCGGATAGTTCGGGTGCACCAGCCACATGACGTTGCCGGACTGGACGTACTGGAGCCGGGAGACATCCGCAGCATCCCAGATCGTGGCAAACTCGGTGACATATGCCCCGTAGGCGTAGACCCGCACGAAGAAATGCCCCATCTCCAGGAGATAGGCCTGCTCGCTGTTGAACTTGAACGGGATGCCGTAGGCGCGCCGGGCCTCATCGCGCTGCGGGGCGACATACATCGTGCCGCCGCGTTTGCGGATGCCGCCATGTGGCAGGGTGATGAAGTTGGAGCACTTCGACAGCCCGGCCCGGTACAGATCCAGTGACGCGCGCGCGTGCAGGCGAGGGCTGACCTCGCCGCGAACCATCGCATCCTGGATCGGGTAAAGCGTCAACGCCAACCACCATAACCGTGGCCGCTGGTGGCCTCACGGGACCAGCCAAAGCCGTCACCGCGCGCCTGCGACCATGTGCCGGAGACAGCCCGCCCGCGCTTCTGCACTGCGTTCACGCGCAGCGCCGAGCGGAGTGCGCGGTCATAGGCGGCCTGTGCAACCTCAATCATGCTCGCCTTGCCGGTGATGGCGTGAGCGATCTTGATGGCGAGGGCCGAGACGAGAACCTGGGTGAACAGGGCGTCCCAATCGCCGGGGTCGACGAGATTGCCGATGTAGCGAATGCGGCGCGTGCCGCCCGACCGGGTGAGGATCGTGTCACCTTCGCGGCGCCAGTCGATCTCCTGTGTGTCGGGGTCATCCGATTCCGTCACCGGCAGCGGGCGCAGGCAATCCGGGGGAAGCTCGTAGGAATAGCCGTAGGACGCCCATCCCGTTTCCGCCGGCTCGATGTCGGCCGACAGAATGGAGAACACCCACTCATGGCTCAGCAGCTCGGCCTCGCGCGTGACATCGAAATGCAGGCCGATCAGCCGCGCGTTCTTGTCGTCGTCGTCCAAGCTGTCGATCGGCGCTTCCGTGAGAAGACCAAGCGCCATGTTGGCGATATCGAGCGAGGTGTTTGCCATGGATCAGACCGGATTCGGTTGCACGAGAGGGCGAGACTTCTTCGCCTTGGGGCGGAAGCCAAGCGCGGTGCCCGTCCACGTAGCCACAGCTGGCGCGTGATAGGGGACAGCGGTGCCGATGATGTTGCGGTGCCGGGTGCGCATGACGGGCGCCTGCGGGGCCTCTGCGTCGACGTCGAGAGTTTTCGGCGGGCGCCCGCGGCGCTTCGGAATATCGGACATCATGCCTCCAGATTGGCGCGGCGGCGACGACGCTGGCGATCGAGGTAGATGAGCAAGGCCCAGCGTTTCCACCGGCGAAAGCGTGGTCGCTTCATATCGCGCTCTCCTGCAAAAGAAGGATGCGCGGGAGCCGAAGCCCCCGCGCGATTGCTTTAGGCCGGCTCGGTCGTGCGGATGGCGACGAACGGCGCGTTCTTCTTGTACTGCGTGGTACGGTTCCAGCTCGTCGCGGTGCCGAGTTCGGCATCGGTGGCGAACCGGCCCGCCGGGGTGCCGGTGTAGGAGAACGCCTTGACGTGCGGCACGAAATGCCGACGCGAGACGATCTCGGTCACGCCGCCACCGTGGCCCGCCCGCGGCTTGCGGTCGAACTCCAGCGGGCCGCCTTCGAGCATCACCGGAAGCTCAGCCCAGTGGATCGCGTTGTTCTTGAACATGTACGCCGTGTACTCGTTCGAGGTGACCGGGATGTCGTCGTCGGTGAGGACGCGGAGACCCTGGTAGTAGGGCAGCAGCATCGGCTTGGTGGAATCCGGCGACGGCCGATAGTCGATCAGCTCCTGCTTGCGCAGCACCTTCATCTGCTTGGAGTGCATCCAGATGGTGGTGAAGTCGTCGGCGCGGTCTCCCATGAGGTAGGCCGCGTCGATGATGTCCGTGTCGGCGATGGTCGTATTGGTGTCGAGCACCAGGTCGCCGCCGTCATTGGCCACGTTGTCGGCGATGATGCCCTTCAGCATGGCGAGGAGCGTCAGCTTGTGGGCGCGCTGCCAGTAGTTGGACTGGCGGCTGACGATGACGCGCTGCGGGTCGTCGCCCGCAATGATCTTCGTCAGATCCGCGACACCGAACGCCTGGGCGCGGATGTTGCGGGCCGCGTACTCGGTGCGCGACGTGATCTTCTTGACCTCGATGAGGTCGGTCGGATCGTCGTTGACGGGCTCCGAGGCGATGCCGGCGATGTCGTCCCACATCGGCATGGTGACGGCATAGCCGCCGTTCTCAAGCTGCGAGGTGATCTCGCTGTCCGAGTAGAGGACGCCGGCCTGGAAGATGTCCAGCTTGGTGACGTTCTCTTCGAACTGGTAGCGAGCCCAGACAGACGGGACGATCGAGTCTGCAAGGCGGGTATAGGCGTCGGCCATTTTCGTTCTCTTTCAAAGGCAGACGACGAGGCTGGCCCGCAGGCTCAAGCCGGAATGCCCCAATCGGAGGGCTTTTGGCCCGCCTCTCGGCATAGTCGTGCTGCTCGGGAAGGGTCGTTTTTGACGAGGGTTGAAATCGCCGTTGGGTTCAGCGAGCCCTTGGCGTCCTTGACGAACGGATTGCTCGCCACTGCCACGGGGTCGTTGCCGATCGTGTCTTCGCGGAACATGCTGTCACCGACTGCCGCCAGCGCTTTGGCCAGCTGCGGGTCGGTGATCGAGCCGTCCGGGAGAACCAGACCGCCACGCTTGAGAGAGTCTGCCAGTCCGAGGTTTTTGGCCGCCCGATCCATCAGCGCCTGCTTCGCCTTGAAGCCTTCGCTGTCGACCGGACCCCATTCCTTCGTCAGATCCGCATGGGTAGACTCGACAGCCGCCGCCTGCGCCTGAAGCGCCGCCGTCTGCTGTTCCGCCATGTAGCCAGCGAACTTGTCGTGAATGGCCTGCGCCTGCTTCGTGTTCAGCCCGGCTTCGTGCATCCAGTTCTTGGACGTCGTGGCCAGCTCGTCGGAATAGGGCAGATCCTCAGGCAGCCCCTCGGGCCGCTTGAACTCGTACTTGTCGGCGCTCTCAGGCGGACGCATGGCCTCGGGAAGCTTGGAATAGAACTTATCCCAGTCCTCTTTCGGCGCGTCCTCCTTGGGGACCGTCACCGCGCCGCCGAACTTCTGTTCGAGCGACTTGTAAGCGGTGGCCAGATCCTCCGGTGATTTGTAGCCCTTGGTTTCGACCCAACTCCGGGTGTCTTCGGAAAGACCGGAAAAGGGATCAGTCGTAACCGGCGCGGCAGACCCGTTGTCCGCACCAGTCGTCTGCGCTTCGGGGGTGCCCGCCGACACAGCCAGAGGCTCTGCCACGGACCCTTCGGTCGCGGAATCTGTCATGATTGGTTGTCCTTGGTTGAGGTTTACCGCCCGGACTCTTCGCGGGCGGCCTTCTCCAGGGCGATCATTTGCTCATCGCTCATGCCCAGGAAATCCATGATGCGCCGAATGGGCTCTGCTCGTGCGGCATGTAAGGCGCAGTGAAGCTGGAACCCTTCGGGCGTCTTCGTCTTCAGCATCCACTCCGCGTAGTTCGGCGGGCGGAAGAATCCGGTTGCGTTCAGCAGATCGGCAAGGACGATGTCCCCGTCATCCCGTGTCGAGGTGCCGGTAAACAGCGCCTTGTATGCCTCGATGCGGCGAACATCCGCAGCCCTCGGCCCACGGGTTGAGCCGCGGGCCGTGGCGATCTTGCGGGCCGTCACTGTGCGACCATCCCATCCATCATGCCGCTAGCTTGCGCCTGAGCGGCGGCCGGGACAGCGTCCTTGGCAACCTGCGCTGCCTGCTGCATGGCGGCGAGGCCCTGCTGCGCCTGTTGTGCCTGAGCACGCTGCTCCCTGAGAGCGGCGACCTCTTCAGTGCGGCGCACCACCCGCTGCGGCGTCCTGCCGGCCCCGTGGATGACCTTGAAGGCTTCGTCGCTATCCAGGTTGTCCATGATGGTCGGATCAGCCTTTGCCATGCCCATGGCAGCCTGCATGAGCTGCATGGTGTCCCTCGCCTCTGCCGAGCGCCGGAGCACATCGAGCGGCGACGTGAAGGTCGGGCGGATGTCCTTGCCGGCGAGCGAAGCCGGCGGGATGAACCGCGAGCCCTCGTCGTAGAGCCCCTTGGCTTCAAGGATCGACAATTCACGATCGAGGTTCTGGCCAAGCCCGCGCTGAATGACAGAGCCGGCAGGCCCGAGCAGCGCGCCCTTCTCCTCTTGGCGGATCAGAGCTTCCGTCGCGGTCATGTCGGGATGGTTGATGAGCGTCTGAAACAAGCTGACGAACATCATGTCCTTGATCTCCTCAGCACGCTGTGCAGCGTACTCGAAGGCATAGGACGGATTCTGGCCAGTGTTGATCGGCTGCACCATCATGCGGCCGTTGTCGTCGATCAGGCCCTCATAGTTGGCGCCGGGGTTCAGCGTCGGGACGTAGTCGAGATCCTTGGACGATGCGGTCGCCGGGTCGGTGATCTGCTGCAAGGCGCGAAGACCGGTCTTGCGAACGGCGTTCAGCTCCATGACCGTGGTCAGCGCGCGGATCGTCGGGCTCGTGCCGTAGACGTCGCCCTCGTACCGGCGCCAGTTGAAGCAGGCGACAGGGAAGCTCTGGAACGACTTCTCCATCGCGACATGCTCTTCAGCCTCGATCACATGATACGAGACCCAAGGGCTATCGAGATAGACCCGCTCCCCTGCCAGATTGTACATGCGGCGCTCATTGCGCGGCTGCAAGGCCTGGATGATCGAGACGGGCTTGAGCGCCTGGACGGGATCGTTCGCCATCCCCCGGATCGACGCAGGCAGGTTGTCGAAGCCGACGAGCTGCGCCAGTTCCCGCGCTGAGCGGGAATAGCGGCGGTGGAACACATCAACCTCGCCCCAGCGGTTGCGGGCGATGAAGGCTTCGTTGACCGGGATCGAGGCGTATCGGATATGCGCGCCCTTGAATCCCTCCTCGGCATAGAGATAGGCCGGGCCGAAGCGCACCACGTTGGCATAGACCGCCTGGATGGCAGGAACGAAGTTGGACGCGGAGGAATAGCGGACGCTGAACAGGAAATCGCGCAGGCCTTCGCCCCACTCCTTTTCCTCTTCGGTCTCCTCGTCGTCGATGTCCTCGGTGGAAATGCCGTGCCACTTCTCGCTCTGAGGCGTGATCAGGCTTTCGAGGCCAGCGGTCAGCCGCTCCTCGGCCGACGCGATGGTGTTGTCATAGACGCGCGCGCCGCGGCGAGCCTGACGCTCAGCCTGGTTCGACTTGTCATCCGCCCGCCCGCCGCGCCAGTTCATGGGCGGGGAATCCGGCGCGCAGAATTCAGCCACCCGCTCCCACGTCCCCTCGTAGGCAGAGCGGATCGTCTCCATCTCGCCCTGGCGCTGGAGAATGGTGCGGGCGATCTCGCTGCTCATGCTAGACGCCCAACAGCACTTTTTTCGTGCCGGTCACGTCGGACGGCGCGAGGTCGGACTTCAGCGTCGTCGCACGGCCACCAGTCGCGGCGAGGCGAGCCTGCTCCTGGCGCTGGCGCTGGCGCACGGCGTCGTCATCGATCGTGGGTGTCGGCGGGAGCGGCTTGGGCTCCGGGACCTTCGAGCTGAAACACATCGCGCGTCCATTCGTATAGGAGAAACGTTTCGCCACCCCGGCCGAAGCAGGGCAGCTCGCACCGCAGCGAAGCACCCATGGCCGACAGCCACCGATGCGCGGTGAAGTGTGAGGCGAGCGCGCGGGCTTCCACACGCTGGGCATCCGTGGCCAGCAGATCAGGCACCATGACATCGCGGCAGAAGCGGGTGATAATCGGGATGGCCCGAGATATGCGCTTGGTGCCGAAGCTCCAGGCAGCCCACAGGTGATCGCCTGCGATGCGACAGGCACCGAAGGCCGCTTCCGGGTTCCCATCCACCTCGACCACATAGGCGCGGTCGCGAAGGTGAATGGCGGCAATGTCCATGTAATGCAGCGGGCCGAGTACCGCGGTGCTCTCGGCCTTGTCTTCCTGCCGCATGTTGGCTGTGATGTAGGAGAGGTCGCGAAAATTAGCGCCGATGACGCGGGCAGGCATTACGAGACGGCGACAGCCGCACCGAGGAGCACGCGCAGCCAGCTCGTGCCATTGCTGTACGCCAGGCAGGGCGAGCCAGCAGCGCCGTTGGTGCAGTAGAGCAGCCGCCCAGTGTTGGCCGAAGCCGCCGGCAGAGCCGCCACTGTGGACGAGGTGAGAGCCTTGGAGGCGTTGATCGAGCGAGTGCCCGTCTTGCCGCGGGCGAGATCGTTGACTGCCATGGTGTGCTCCTATCGGAATGCTGCGAGGGGGTCGGAAATCTGCTGCGGCTTCTTGCGCCCGGCCTTGACGATCTGGCGGGCAATGCTGCGGTCCCGGTGGAACCAGGCCATGATCACCGCATCAGCCTCGTCGGTAGAGGATCCGAGACGCACGCGGATGTCGTCCTTGCTCTCGATCTGGATGCGGTCGCCTCGAAGCTTCCACGTCGGCGCGGTGAGCTGAGCCTGAAGCCTGGGCTCGGGTGGCAGCTCAATCACCGAACCGTTCGATGGGTCTAGGCTTTCCCGCAGCGTCCACCAGCTTTCAGAGCGGAGGTTGAGGAAGCCGAGCTTGCCGTCCTTGGTGCGGGCGCCCGTGCCACCAGAGGCGACGAAGGCTTCCGAGTTGATGTCGTGGTGCGTCTTCAGGTGATCGCGCACCGAGCCGCCCCAGCCGCCCGTCAGATCGATCGTGACGCCGCAGTCGTCGCGGCGGTTGGCGAGAACCATCAGGGCCACGGATGGCCCGTCCGGCGTGTCCTTGCCCTTCTCTCGCACGATCTTGTCGAAGCGAGCACCATAGAGCGGGGCGATGGTCGTGGCGTCCGCACCGCCCTGTGCAACGTCCACACCCATGTGGAGCATGCGGCCAAGCGGCCGTTCTGAATTGTTGCGCCAGCGATCCTGAGCCAGCAGCACCCATTCGGTCGGGATGACCTGGTAGGGGTCGTCCTTGCGGCCCGCGAGGAAGTCGCCGTGAAGGAGCTGCGAGCGAAGCGGCTCGGGCATCGCGTTGATTTGCGCCCGGTAGTTCGTGTCCTTCAGATAGATGTTGTCGTCGAGCTTCGACGGGATGAACGTCCGAGACAGCGCCTCGTATTCCACACCCTCGACCATGTGCTTGCCGGGGCCGCTCACCCACACCGTGCGGATTTCGTTCTGGTCGCCGATCGTCACAGCCCAGCGGATCTCGCCAGGCTTGGCAGGATCGGAGAAGGCCGGGTCCAGCCACGGGGCGAACCACTCGACCAGCCATTGCCCATCGCCACCGAGAGGCGGGTTGGAAGCAATCACCGCCCGGCAGCGACGCCCAGATGCGGAGCGAAGCCAGCCGAGGACGAAGTTGACCTTGTAGGCCGTGAGCTGAGCGCCCTCGTCAAAGCCGATGAAGTCGTGCGGCCTGCCCTGCCAGCCGCGTTCCGAACCTGGGTTCTCCAAGTGGCCGCATTCGATCAGCCTGCCATCTTTCGTGACCAGCCGCTTCTTGACGCTGTCGGCCCGTTCGTTGTCGGGCGAGATTTCCGTGAGACGATCCCAGAAGCCGTCGAGGTCGTTGGACTGGCGCCGGAAGATGACAGACCGCTCGTGATCCGTGAGGCATAGGCCGCAGAGCAGATCCGTCTTGCCGCCCCCCGCCGCCCCGCCGTAGAGGAGGAGATCAGCCTGAGAGAAGAACGCGTCTGTCTGAGGGCCTGGCTGGGGGAGCCACTTCATCGCCAGTTCGACGCCGAGCGCCTTGTCTAGCTCTGCCTTATCCTCATCGCTCATGCCGGCGAGTAGGGCCTTGAGGTCCGCGAAAGTGTCCATGGCGCAAAATCATTTCTACTGGCCCGGGACCATGCGGATTATTTTGCTACGGTAGCCCTCGCAGCCTTTGTCGCGAGCATCGCCATCGCCTTGGCGCGGTCGGTGTCCGTCACGGTGGACATCTCGATCGGCTTGTCGCCGCCCTCGTGGATGTTAGTGAGCTTGTCGCCGTACACCTTGGGGCGCAGCTTGCCGGCCATCCACTTGCGAGCGTCGACTTGCAGCCGCCGGTGTTCGATCATGTCGCCCGTCTGTGTCTCGACAGAGCCATCCTCCTTCGTCTTCGTCTTCACGCCCTGGACAGGCGTATCAGCGATGAAGAGGATTTCGTCAAAGATCGCATCAGCTTGGGCTTCCCTCGCCCGTGCGTATTGCTCCCGAAACATCTCGTCAGCAGCAAGCCACCTGAAGACCATCGACTGCGAAGGCATCGCATCATCCCGGCAAATGGACCGGAGGCTTTCCCCTTCGGCCAGTCGCTCGCAAATGATGTCGCCTATCTCCAGCGTGTAGGAGGAGGGCCGTCCGGTCATTAGATGGCACCTGGGATCGGCTTCAAGAGAAAAAGCTGGTCCTCCCGAAGCCCCTGTCTACGCCAATACGCGTACTCGGTGGGGCCGCAGTACATCTTTAACTGGACGTGCGGCGTAACCGCCGCCTCCTCTAGCGCGCCCATCAAAGCGGCAATGTCGCGACGCAGGCTCTCACTTATCATTGGGGCGTCAGTCATTCAGTGCTCGCTCTTGCCTTTGCCGAGAGCACCGCGCCCGCAAGCGATCGCGCCTCTTGGTCAGTGGGCTGATGCCCCGCTAGAACCTTGCCTGCGAGCGACGGCGTTGTCTCCGCCCCCGAGGGCTGGCGTTCCTGCTTCAGCGCTTCGTAGTTTGCTCTGCCTACGTTCCAGACTGCCCAGGGGTTGGCGCCGTTCGGCCATGTGCCTCTGGTTGTCATGCTGTCCTCATGCCGGTCTGAGCGGCCATGTGGGTTTCTGTCTTATGCGTCTTCGCCATGTCCGCTGCACACAATGCGCCGGATCTCATAAGCCGGGTGCTGGCTAGACCAGAGGGCCGCGGTGACCATGGCCTGAGCCTGGCAGGCGTGGATGGTTTCGCCTTGGCCTGCGGTGTAGTGGCGGCACTGGTCGGGAGCGGAGATCAAGCAGGCGAGAATGATGAGGTCGATCACGACCGCTTAGCCCTCTCTTGCTGCAGGCGACGGTCATAGGCCACACGCACACGGGCAGCGTAGTGGCCGACCATTTCGGGCCAAGCGAGAGCCACAAGAACCCAGGCTAAGACAAAGTATGAAAGGATCATGCTCTGCCTCTTGTCAGTTGCGGCCGAGATTATCGTAAAGGCCCTTGCGAGCGGCAAGGATGCGCGGGTGCACTTTCGTCCCACGCTTGGCCCTCTCTGCCGCTGCGAGCGCATGCCCCTCAGCCATCTGGGCACGGAGCACAGCAATCTCATCCGCGTTGAAGAAAGTGCCCCAGCCACTGGCGCACTTCACGCACTCGCAGGCGTCTTGCTCGTCCATTGGCCTTGCTCGCTTGGGATGAGGTAGAGTGCTGCCAGCCTGCGCAGCGCCCGGGACTTGTTACCGCCGGGTGGCCAAACCCGGCACTCTTCCGTGTGATTACCCGGAGACAACGCCTAAGCGCCACCTGATGAAGCATCCCCCGGCCGCCGTCATCTGGCCCACGCATTACGTGAGCCTCAAGCGGCCAGGGGAATGAGGATGAGCGCTGCCGACCTGCCCGGCGCTATGCGGTATCTGGCGCTCCAGCACGAACCCCGCCCGTTTCACCACCATAGAAAAAGGGGAACGGGATGCGTGCTGTTTTCTAGAAAGTCCCTGGCGACCGCGTAATTCGCAATCCTTGGCTATCCTTGCGGACCAGTGTCAGGAGCGGGCGAGGACTCCAACACCCCTCGCATGGCACCGGCTACTGATGATGCGTCACTACGCTAGGCAGTGCGGCATCACCCATCATCACTGGCTACGGCTTGGAGATTCACCGTGTCGCCGCTCCTGATGGGGTAGAAGGCCGCTCCAGTTTCCCGGGGCGGCCTTCATCTGATAGGGCCTGCCTATCAGGGGGATTTTGACCGATACCGCAGTTTGTCACCATCGGACTGATGAATCATAACGCTTCAGCGGCGTAGCTGCCCCGGCTCTCACCGGTATCTGACGAAGAAGGCCGGGTGCGTCCATAGCACTCCGACCTTCTATTAATCCACTTTCTATCGCGCGCGCGGGCGCAAGTCAAGCACCCCTCTTCGAGAAGCGCAAGGCCTGATGCACCGCGTTGAGGCCACACCTGAGCGAGCCCAGCATCGCCTCTCCTGTCGGCTCCCGGTCGTCGATCACCACATGTTCCAGTGCTGCCAGGGCGCCCGTATCGCCGCAGGACAGCACCGCGCTCTGCACCGCGTGATAGGCGGCTATGGCTGCCTTGCACTTCTTCACATATCCGGCATCGTCGCCGTTCGTGCCGTCGAACCCGCCTTTGCCGTCGACGTAGTTGGTCGAGGTGGTCAGGGGCCGGGAGAGATAGGCGCGATCAGCGGCGGCGCGTCGTTCGTGGAAGTCGAGGGCTGCTTGCTTCAGATCCGCGGCCTGCTGCTTGAGCCCTAGCCGTCCCTCTAGCAGGAGCCGGCCAACGGCGTGCCCCGCCTCCGGCAAGACGGCTGCGGCCGGGTCCATGCCGAATACTCTCACCCTCGCCTCTGTGGCGGTCCTGCGGATGCTCTCCAGGCTCTCGTTCTTGACCTTGCCGCTCTTCTCGTAGCGATCGGCTGTGAGGAGAGGCTTGCGCCCGACGCGCTTGGCAGCCTGCTTCATGCTGCGGGTCCTCATGGCCGAGCCTCCAAAACTTCCTGCCCGACACAAGACACGACAAGTGCGACCAGCACCGCTGGAACAACCCACCACGGGCTAAACCCTGCGTGAATGAAGACGCCGCAGAGGACGATGCTGTAGAAATCGACCCTGTTAAACTTCGGCGCGAAGAGCACGCTCATGAGATGCCCCCCACATGCCGGCCCATCTTCAGCCGCTTCTTAGGGTAGCGGCGGATGGACTGTAGGGCGCTGGTGTGGTCGCGATTGCCGACGATTGTGCCGATGCACGGAAGGCTGGCGCCCGTGCGGCGTCGCATCCAGTAGACCGCTGCATCACGCACCAGACAGACACGATCGCTCTTCGGCCTGCCGACGATGTCGCTGAACGAAACGCCGTAGATGCCGGCGAAGCGCCGCAGGATCTTGCGGCAGCGCTCTTCCATGGCCAAGCTGTTCGTGACGAGGCGGCGGGGCTTGCGCATGGCCCCATACTTGTTTTCGAATTGCAGCGCGCGGAGCATCCGATCCGCGAGCGAGTTGGCTTCCGCCACATAGGTCGATTGTGCGCGGTGGATGCCCATCAACGCCACTCCATGAAAAATGGTATTTCGTCGTCGAGATCGCGCCCAACCACGTTGGCGCCGGGCCGCGCACGTTCCGGCTCTGCCGGCCGCTCCTGCCGCTCCTGCCGATCGCCGGGAGGGCTGCCGAGCATCGTGAGGGTGCTACCGAAGCGCTGAAGCACGATCTCGGTGGTGTATTTCTTCTGACCGCTCTGGTCCTCCCAGGAGCGCGTCTGGAGCTGGCCTTCGATGTAGACCGTCGAGCCCTTGCGCAGGTACTGCTCGGCCACCTTGCAGATGTTCTCGTCGAAAATCACGACGTTGTGCCACTCGGTCTTTTCCTTGCGCTCGCCCGAGGACTTGTCGCGCCAGCTCTCGGAAGTAGCGAGGCGCATGTTGACGACGGCGCTGCCGTTGTTCAGCCGTCGCGTTTCAGGATCTGCGCCGAGATTGCCGACGAGGATGACTTTGTTGACTGAAGCGCTCATTGCATGCTCCTGAAAGACCGGCGGGTGAGAGCGGCGAGCTTTTCCCTCGCGGCCTCCATCTGCTCTGGGGTGTATTTCTCTGATGTGATCTGCTTTGGCGCCGGAGTGGCCGCGATTGCCTCGGCCCTCAGCCTGGCAGTCTCGAACCCGACAATTGCCCGCGCCAGAATGGCCAGCTGCGGGGCCTTGGGCGGGAACGACGCCTGCTCAAGCGTCCGCCCATCGGTTCCGGTGACAACGCGCCTCACGGCCCGCTCTATGGCCCAGAGCGGCAGTCCTTCGACCGCAGCCGTCATGGCCTCCAGTTCCATCGGAAGGAGCGAGGGCCATGTCTTCACCAACGCCTTGAGGCACCGCATGACGTCGCGCTCTTGAGCCGGGCTAGTGTCGATAGTCGAGCAGGTCGAAGGCGTAGCCATTGTCTCCCTCCCCTTCCAAAAGCATGAGTGTCATTGTGGCGTTGGCTTCGCGGGCGTTCTGACGGTAGCTCTGCGCTGCACCAGCCTGGACGGGCCACTTCACCTTGTTCGTCAGCCAACCGCGCGCCATCATTTCCAGCGCTGCGGCGTCTGGGTCCTGGTGCTTACTCAATTCGCGAACGAGACCCTTGGCCGCGCCTGCCGACCAGACGCTTTTCTTGTCGAGCTTGGCGCGCTTGGTGCGGTATTCGTCCAGATCCAGCGCCGTCTCTTCGGAGAGCACGAGACGCAGAATGGCGGCTGTGTCAGAGGCGCGGGTCATTTGCCCCTCCTGAGCAGGAGCGCTCCAACGGCCACGATGCAATTAGCGATGAGACTGAGCAGGATGATTGTCCCCAGCCAGACCCAGAATGAGGAGAAGACGAACTGCAGGACATCGATCATGCTGCCCCCCCGAAATCCAACGACACCTGCATGCCGACGTCGGCCATGTAGAGGTTGAGCTTCGCGGCTTCCTCGGCGAACTTCTCCGGGTCCTTGCGGATCTTCAGGAGCTTGCGGAAGATAGGCCCCTCGAAGCCGGACGACGTCACTTCGGCGATCAGCTCCTTCTGATCGTCGGCGATGGTCTGCTTCTCGGCATCCAACCGTTCGTAACGCTCCAGGAGCGCCAACAGCTGGCCGTTCGTGCCGCCTTGTGTTTCATTGTCCGTAGCCATCAGTTGCCTCCACTGGTTTTCGGTTGGTCAGACGCGGTCGGCGCTGTAACGCTGGCCGCGTCGCTCTTGAAAGGCTTCCAGTGGGGGCAATCCCACTTCGATGTGCGCAGCCTGCCGCTTGGGAATTTCGCGTAGATGCAATCATCGTGCCCGCCGTATTCGATGACGCAGCCGTCAGGCTCTTCATCATCGGCTAGATCGACATGGCAGCCGAACACCTTGCCGCCTTTAACGTCGTCGGTCATGAGCTTGCCTCCGCTGGATTGATGGCTGTCACCGTCACGGTGCATGGCTCGCCGCTGTCCGCCCACTCGGGATGCACCCAGCGCACGATGGTGCTGTCGTCGGCCGAGATGATCTGATGCGCGACGAGAAGGTCTAGAACCGGCTTAAGCAGGTTGTCGGCGTCGCGATTCCGGGCGTCCGGCGCGACAAGGTCGAGGCGGATATGAACCGGGCCGACGATCTTGACGGGCCGCTGGGCATTGATGTGCAGGCCAGCCTGCTGGATCCACGCACGGTATCGTGCCGACTTGATCACCCGGCCGCGGACGCTGCGGTACATCGCGTTGACGGAGACCGGGAATGGGAGCGTGACGCGGACGGTGCTCATAGCCGCCGCTCCGGCACCGGCATCTGCCTCGCGATGACGTTGATCGCCCGCATCTCATTGAGCGCGGTTGATGCGTCGCCGGCGCTGATGCTGGAGGCGGCTGTCTGGGCGTGAGAGAGGATGAGGGCGACGAGATCGCTCATGCTGGCTTCATTGGGGGCGGCAACCAGGCGGTCGCGATAGACTAAGCCAGACAGCCATTCGTGAGTGTCAATCCAACCGATGGGCTTGTCATTCGTGCCGCGGATTTCGATGACGCAGCCCTGATGCACCCATGCCTGTGAGACTAGATGAGCGTCACCAGTTGGCCTGCATTCCATCGAATGAATGGTGACAGCTGGCAGCGTGCCAATAGGGGAATGGTGGGTCATGCTGGTTCACCCACTTCAAGATTAACCGGCGGGTGAGCGATGCCAATAATGCGGAGCAAGACCTTGGCGCCCGCATTCAGCCGCGCTAGCTCGTCCGGCGTCGGCTCCCAAGCCGTCACCATGGATGGCGTGGATTCGCCGCCTACTGAGCAATGGGTAATCTCATCGCGGAGAGGCAGGCCGATATAGCCTTGGCTCTTGCCAAGCGTGCGGGTGGCGCCTTCAATCCGGCAAATGATCATGCTGAGCCCTCCGTCTTGATCGAAGCCTCGTATGCGCGGATGAAGCGCTCCAGTTCTTCGGCGATCTGCCCCATGCGGGCCAGGTCTGCGTCGGTAGGCTCTTGGCCCGGGTCGAGGATTGTCATGATCGAAGAAAACAGGTGCTGTGCGCCCGCGAAGAACACGCTTCGCATCTCTTCCAACTGCGCTTTCGGAGCGTGCATCGGGATGGCGGCGAGTCTGAAGCCAACCCAGCCTGCCTCAACAAGACGGCCCCTCTCGGTCAGATCGCGCATCGTGCGCTCAAGGTGCGCTCTGTCACTCATGCCGACTGCCTCCACTCAAGCCCGGCCGAAACAGACACTGGAACAACTCCCGTAACGAAGCCGTCTACGGTGCTCTGGTTCACGTAGATTGTGTCCTTGCGGATGATCAGGTCCTCGAACTCGCCATAGGTCTTGACCGGCTTCGGCTCCGGCTCAGGAGCCTGCGGAGGAACCTGCCGCACCGAAACGCCATCCATGAGCAGGTGCTGCCGGACCGTGGTGGGGTTGAAGCCCATCGCATGGGCAATGCCGTCAACCGACAGGCCCTTCTCGCGAAGCTCAGCCGCACGCTTGCTGTCTTCCGCGCTCCAGAATTGGTTCCCGCTGGGGATGCCGAGAAACCGACGCCTGCGAGCTAGAGCCGCGACGGTCACGCCGAGCGCCTTCGCCTGGTCGCAGGCCTTCACCCGCTTCTTGACCATTGCGTGGATCTGAGCATCCTGCTCCGGTGTCCAGATCGTGGCGTCAGGGCGCCCTGTGGGATTGCGGAGACGATCGCGACGACGGGCGACGCTGTCCTTGTTGATTCCGCCGAGACGTTCGCCGACCTGGCGCAAGTTGAGGCCTTCGCTGAGATAGCGCTGGAGGTCGGCGTCCATTTGGCGGGACCATTTGATGGGGGTCGAGAAGGTCATGGCTTTCTCCAGGCTGGCGATTGGAATGCGTCGAGCTGAGTGCGTGGGAACACAGGCCCATCCGCGGCCTGCCTGCGCTCATCGTCGGTCTCTGGGGCTATCTCTCCAGAGCGGACGGCTATCTCTCCAGAGCGGACGGCTATCTCGCGCTGCATGGCCCAGGCGTCAGCGAAGTGGCGGTCGCGATGGATGGGCCAGTCGGGATCGACGATGTCGCTCATGCGGCCCTCCCGAACATGTCGAATTGAATTGGTTCGCGGTCGGCGATTTCTTCGATAGCCGGAGCGGCAGAAGCGGCGGCTTCCGTGGCCGTGAACTCCACGCATACGATTTCACAGATCGGAGCCACGCCGCGCCATTCGCGGAGGTACTGCGCGGTGTCGAAGCCGCAGCCCGCCTCAAAGTGAAGGCCGGTCGCCTTCTGGAATTCGAATGCCTTGCCGCTGACCTGCCTCTCGTACGTGGGCCGACCGCTGTAGTTAAAACCGGCCGACATCTGCGGGAGGATAAAGACACCGTAGCCGGCGATATGCGATGCAATATCGATCACGATGAACTCGAAATCGGAGCCCTGATAGCGCGGCGCCCGCTTGTCGCCTTCGCGCTTAATTCGCCCGAAGGGGGGATTGCTGAACGCAGTGGAGAAGTGCCCGAGATCCATCCCCGGCACGTCGAGAACGTCAGCGCAGATCCAGTTTGCCTCCGGCACGACCTTGCGGCCGACCTCGACGTAGGCCGGGTTGAACTCGACGCAGGTGACGTCTAGCGCCCCGTTCAGGTGCTGATAGTCGATGACAGATCGAGAGAGTGTCCCGATACCCGCGCAGAGATCGATGATGCGGCCCGGTCCAACTTCGATTGCAAGCCCGGTGGCGAGGTCGTACGGCGTGAAGAATGCTCCGGCCACGCTGTTGATATGCTGGGCGCTCTCCTGCCAGTGCTCGATGACGAACATCTGCTCATCATGCGTAAGCGTGTCTTTCTCCAGAAGGGAGACCGCTTCGCTATGACGCTTTGCTTGCGCCTTCGTGAGCTTCGCCATCACTCGTCCTCGTCAGGAAAATGTTCGACCGGATCACGCTTCGGCTTCCTGGCGAACAGCCAGTCAAGCCACGCGGCGAACCTTTGCAGTGCTGTCTTGGTCAGTTTGACCACCATGCCGGATCTCCTCCGCGCGCTGTCTGTGCAGCGCTGTCATTGCTTCGTTGTGGATGCACTGCTTGTCGTAGGCTTCCTGCAGGGCGAGGAAGACGCCGCCGGAAACGTCCTTCATGGTCTGCCAGCGGTTCCAAAGGCGCTTGGCATAGGTCGGCTCGATCCCGGCCGACTTTGCCGCCCGATCGCGAGCGGCGCCCCAGGTGTCGCGGGGACCCCGGTGATGCAGCTTCATGAGGGCCTCTAGGCGCTCATAAGCGGTCTGGACGGCTACTTGGCTCATGTTAAGGGCGCCATGCTTTGTGTCGCGCGCGACACGTCTGTTGTCGGACATTGCGCAGTCTCCCATGCGATTAATCGGGCATGGGAAAGCAGCGAACGAAACCACTTCTTGACCTTGAAGACCGAGCCCTTGGCGGAGCCGGCACTGACGCAACGCACGGCGGGAACCGGAGCGATGCGGAGCCTTGGAACGGGAATTCCTCGGCCGAATTTCAGGACTACTGGGAGGGTCGCAGGCTCGCGAATAGGATCGCTGAGCAGCGCCGCCTCAAGAGAAAGACCGGCGAGGCCGTCGTGGGAGGCCGAGACCTCGCCGGGGAGCGCCGTGGCGGGGAGGTGGACGCCACGGATGGGAATGGGGAGGCGCACCTAAGCGCTCACCGGCTTGCGGGCCGGGATATCACGCAAGGCAGCGCGGCCTTCGTCGGTGATGGATACGGCGTAGAATGTCCATGCGAACGGCGCTTCACTATGGATGAGCCCCGCGTTGCGAAGCCGCTCAAGGACATCGACACGAATTCTCGTATCGCCTGCCTGGATAGGCGCCCCGCGTCGATCATAAGTCTCAGCGATATAGGCCAACGCCTTCCGCTGGGCATTCGTGAGCTTCGCCATAGTCAGACTCCCACGATGAACGACGCACCCGCCACGATCATCAGGCAGCCAGCCGAGGAGCCGATGAAATCGAGAGCCGTCACGGTGTCAGGCGAAGAGCGGAACTGGCATGTTCCGAACAGCACGATGCCGGCGAAAACGAGCAGAGGCGGCCCGGCGAAGATGAGGAAGTCGATCATGCTGCCACCTTTGCCGCGCGGGTCTTTGCGGCCTTCGCAGCAGCCTCACGGCGAGCGATAAAGCCCGCCTCGTGTTTGTCGAGGATGCCGGCGCGGAACGTCTCGAGCTTGGCAATCGCCTCGCCTTCGGTCGCGCCGCGGGTGTGGATCGGGAAGACGCTGCCGTCCTCGAATGTAGCGATGGCGCCGTGCTTGCCGACGTAGGACCAGATCGCGACGTCACGGATAGGATGATGGATGCTCATGTTCTGCCCTTCCCTCTGCGGATAGCCTCGCCGAGCCCTAGGAGGGCGGCAGAGCCAGCGAATGCGCCGATGAAGCCGGCAATGGCGTGCGTGAGGAAAGGGCTCATGCGAGGCCCACCGCGGCCAGGAGATCAGCCTTGGCGGCTTTGTATTCGGCTTCAGCGGGGCTGTTCGCCAGAAGGACAATCCCATGCGCTAGCGTCGCCTTGTCGAAGCGATCGAACTTGGCGCGAAGGTCAGGCTCTGGCGCGGCGGGCGTCTCGGGCTTGGAGAGGCGGTAGTGAGTGATAATGCAATCGCCGATCGAACCACCGCCCCAATCCCACCCGTATGCTGCGGATTTCTCAACGACTTCGCCGGACCGGAACTTCACGTCGACAACTACATCGCCCGCCACCGGACACGGCCCGCCGTCATGCTTGATCCACTCGCTCATGCCCCTGCTCCCGCCATGCTAATCGGTTCGCTCACAAGCGCGTTACTGGAGATAGTTTTGTACGAACCTGACACTGTTACCCGGCTGTTAATCCTGTCACATTGCCGCGTCGGGATGGCACATGGCAGGGAAGAATCGGCATGGGGAACAAAGGCTTGCTCATCGAGCCCAATTGCGTTCAGGATATCTTTGTCAGCGGGCTCGCCAGAGCCGAGGACATCGGCGGCGGATGCTTCCGCTTCACGTTCTACGTCACGCAGAAGTCGATGCTGGACAACACGGACGAGCGCGCCGTCGTCGCTCGCATCATTGGGCCGATCGATGCCATCCGGGAGGCCATGGGCATGGCTGCTTCCGCGATTGAAGGCATTGCGCCGCGCGTCTCTACCGCTATGGGTTCCAGACACTAGGGTCACAGCGAAGCTCCCGTCCCGAAAATGTCGGGGCGGAGCACCCACCGAGGGATGCCGGTCGCCTTCTCCAGATCCAAAAGCCGCTTCGTCGGGACAGGATGGCTACCGCTCTCCCACCGGAGAATGGTTGTCTTGTCGACCCCGAGCTTCTCGCCGAGAGACTTCATCGTCTCGCCGTTGGCCTTGCGGTACTGGGCTATAGGGGATGTTGGCTTTTCCATTCCCGGATAGTTGCAAAGTTTGCATCGCCCGTCAAGGGCCGCGTTGCGGTATTCCGCTAACGACCGCCCGGAGCGCGGTTGCTAAAGATCGCACCATGGCCAAGATCACGAAGATCCATCAGAGCAAGCGTCCGGTACGTCGGCATTTCATCGCCGAATGGGCGGAGTCGCGCGGCCTCCGTCAGATCGACATCGCGACCGAGCTGGACGTTGATAAGAGCCTGGTGAGCCGCTGGTTCGCCGGACACCTGCCGCAGGCGCATTATCAGGAAGCTCTTGCAGCGCTTTTCCAGGTTGTCCCGGAGGCTTTGCTCCGCCACCCTGACGACGACTGGCTGGCCCGATTTTTTCAGGGCCGACAAGCTGAGGAACGCGAACGCATCAAGCAGGCGATGGAGCTTGCGTGGCCGCTTCGTTCCGGGACCGACGACTGATTTCGCCTCGCGTGTAGAGCCTTACAGTCCCTGTGTTTCCTAGTGATTGACCGCTGGAAGCCCTGAACTCCGAACATAGGAGGACTAAGCCCCGTGCTCGATGAGCATCCGAGGTTAGCCCCTATGCCAGGATGATCTTGACCGCCGGAGCCGCCCGTCACCCCTTCCGACCTGCACACCGCTAGTGGCAGGCCTTGACCGCACTTTATCGTCATCCCTAGCTGGACAACGGCGAGAACCCCTTCGGCCGTTCGGAGTGGGGCTTGCCTATTCTCGCGCCCGGTGGTAGGCAGATACCGCATCACAGCAGCCGGGTGCGCCACCGGAATTTCAACCTTCCGCACCCTAAGAGCCCCGCCCTAATCCGGCGGGGTTTTTCGTTTTGGCATACGGGTGTAAAAAACGCAACCCCACCCCTTGCGGCTCGATGCAAAGTATGCAACTCTGAACCATCGAAAAGGCAATTCCGCCGACGATGGAGCAGTTAGATGGCATTCGTTGAACTCCCAAAGACCAAGACATTCGGGCGCAACGCTCTCGGCAACACCGTGCGCGCTCACGTCCAGAACACCGGCACGGTCGTCATCCGAGTTTCCGCCGACATCTACGAGAAGATGGGCGCTCCGGCCTTCTGCCGCGTCATGGTCGGCACCGATGACCACACCGGACGGATCGCAGTTCTGCCCCGCGCGATGAAGACGGCCGAAACCCGCGCGCTCAAGCTTCTGAAGGGCAACAAGTCGCCGATCTTCGATGTCGGTGCCAAGCGGATCGGCGTCAACACCACCCCGCGCAAGACCATCACCCTTCCCCACGAGATTTCCGAGCACGGTCTGATCATCGACGTCCGCCCGCTCATGAAGCCGGTCGCGTCTGTCGCCGCCGCCTGACCTGCGGGGGCTCCGGCCCCTGCCCCACCCACCCCGAACTGGCAATCAAGCCGATATGGAGCCGCCCCGATGACCACCGCGCCCAAGATCGAACCCGGCATCGAGGTTGGTGAAGTCTGCGCTCGTTTCGGCTGCGTCGGCATCATCGCCGAGCACGACCACGACACTGGCTGCTCCTGCCACATCAACCCGCCGTGCGGGCACTGCACGACACCTCGCGAATACTGCCCGGTCTGTGACTGGGATGCTCTCGAAGAGCAGGCGCGCGACGACCGGATAGCTCACGTCAAATGGCAGGAGGGCGCGATCCACCTCGGGACGAACGGCTTGATGCACGTCGAGCGCAAGCCTCGCGTTCTTGACCGTACCAAGATCGACTACGTGATCAGCATGCACAGCGGCTCCTCGCAGAAGGTCGAGGGCGTCTACCCAGAGGGCACGACGCAAGAAGAAGTCCGCAAGCTGGTCAACGGCACGTTCGGTGGGCGCTTCGAGCGCTTCGGCCACGGCAGCTTTTGCTTCATCGCCTACACCGATTGACCACCACCCCCTCATCCAGCCCAGCCACCCGGCGGGCGGAGCAAAGGAGACAGACATGCCGAGTTTCACCGACAACGACGAACTCCACCCGCAGGTAAAACCGCTGACAGCAGCCGAACGCAAGTGGGTGACGCAGCTGGAGAAGGTCTTGCTCGCCTGCCCTTCCAGCCGACTGCAACTCGTCACGATCGGTGATCCCACGCTGACTGTCACAGACTACGGCGTCGAGTTGTCCGAAGGGCTGGATATCCACGACGGCAAGGCGCACCGCAACGGCCTTGCGCTTGCGGATATCAACTCCAAGCCCAGCATTGCCGGCGTGTCCGGCTGATCTCCCCACCCCTCCCTCACCCCGGAGCAAGCCATGAACGCGCACCTGCCACCCGCCCCCGTCATCGAGACCCAGCAGTTCCCATCAGCCGCCACCATGGCGCACGAACTCGGCCAGGATCTCATGTTCGCCTACTGCGAGGAGAAGAACCGGGAATACTTCATCGCCCGTGCCGGCGAGAAGCTGACGCGGATCGGGCATGTGCTCGGGTTCGTGTTCAGCCGGGCCAAGCCGTACAGCGGGGAGCTGGCGATCCAGAAGATGGACGCGGCGATGTTCGACGCTGGCAAGCAGAGCATGGCGGATCTCGCGCATCGGTCTGCCGAGCGGGATTATTTCAAGAGCTACGCGGCAGAGCTGGCGGAACAGGTCACCCGCCTTGAAGCCGAAGTGCTGTCGCTGCGCAAGCGCGGGCGGGTGGCAGCATGAGCGACGCCGCAGCATCCCCGAGCCGCAGGGCAATGGAAGCCGCTGTGGTGATGGAAGTCCATGCGGCATGCGGGACGCAGACCGTCGCCAAGGCTGCTGAGATCGATCGCTTCTTCCCGGGGCACGACGCGGCCCTGTCCACGCTCAAGCTGTTTGTCGAGCGCATCGAGTCCAACGGCGAGTGGGACGACGGCTGCTTCTACTACGGCGGCCGGTCTGCCTCCGAGCTTCAAGAACCCCTGCTGCAGGCTCGCGAGATCATCGCAAAAGCCACCGCCTGACGATGACCCGCCGCCGTCTCACACGGCGCCGGAGTGATCGCCAGACCCAACCGGAGAACCCGCATGATCGCAGAACTCACCGAGGCCGCCCGCATCGCCCGCCATTTCGGCTCGGCTCTTGCGCAGGACGTCACTGCCCTGATCGCGCTGCTGCTGTTCGTCGGCGCCTTGGGCATGTGGACCGCGGATATCGCCAGCATGATCCGCCAGGACGCAGAGCGTCAGGTTGCGATGGGAGAGGCGCTGTGAGCCGCCGCGGCACCGTCAGCGTCTATGTCGACGTCGATGTCGACGGGATCATCGAGGACATCTCGGACGAGGATCTGATCGCCGAACTGAAGTCGCGCAAGGTCACCATACCTCAGGAACGGGCCATAATCGATTTGGCCGAAGAGGCTTTGACGTGGCTTCGATGCGGCAATGCTGCCGAGGCTCAGCTTGTTCTGGAGCGGACGCTTTTCCCGGAATGGTCGACGCCTATGGCCTGCCTGGAGAGCATCGCTAAGGCCAAGGAGGCAGGGGCATGACCAGCACCTATCGCCAGCAGGCCGAATACGTCGCCCTCACCGGACGCGAGATCGCCCACCAAGCCGCATCACAGCGCCAGGCCGGAAAGACCGAGCAGGCGAACCTCACAGAGACCCGCCTGCCGATTTTGCGTGACGCCTACGCCACTCTCGACAAGCTCGCAAAGGCACAAAGCAATGGATGACCCGTGGCACTGGTGGCGTGAAGCGGTCGAGGGCCGCGTCGGGCCGATCCATAGCGATCCGGTCTGCGGGTATTTCCGGGTGAGAGATCGCCGCGGAGAGTTCCGAAATGTCGCGGCCATCAAGCGCCCATGGGTGCCGGTCGCGATCTGGATGGACGGCGACGCGATGGTTGCCGAGCTGGGTGGCGAGGAAGTCTCCGTCGATGCGGCGTGGCCGTACTGCGCCAAGAACCCGATCCCTTTCGATGAATACGCCCATTGGCATGAACACGGCTGTTGGCCGGAAAGGAAAGTCGCATGAGCAACGTGACCACACTCACGCCGATGGCGTCAGGCGCCAAGATCCAGGCCATCGTGCCGCAGACGATGGAAGAGGCCTACCGCCTCGGCAAGGCCGTCTGTCTCGCCGGCATGGCGCCGAAGGGCATGGACACCCCCGAGAAGTGCATGATCGCAATTATGCAGGGCATGGAAGTCGGGTTGAGCCCGATGCAGTCTTTGCAGCGCATTGCCGTCGTCAACGGGCGTCCGACAATCTGGGGCGACGGCGCGATGGCGCTGGTCCGTGCATCCGGCTCCTGCGAATTCGTCCGTGAGAGTGTCCGCGGCGAAGGCGACGCGCGCACCGCTGGCTGCGTCGTCAAGCGCCGTGGAGAGCCGGAAGAGGTGACGCGCACCTTCTCCGTCGCCGATGCCAAGAAAGCCGGTCTGTGGGCCAAGCAGGGGCCGTGGTCGCAGTATCCCGACCGGATGCTCCAGATGCGCGCCCGCGCCTTTGCTCTGCGTGACGTGTTCGCTGACGTGCTCGGCGGCATGTACCTGCGGGAAGAGATGGACGAGACGCCAGAGCGCAAGATGGCGCCTCCCCCGCCAGCCCCGGCCGCCATTCGCCAAGAGGTTCAGCCGGCGATCGAGCACAAGGCCGAGCCGGAGCCGTTCAACGCGACCGAGTATTTCGAGGCAGTCGAACTGGCGATGGCTGGCGCGAAGACCGCCGAGGACGTGCAGGAAGTGTGGAACGAGTTCGACCCCGGCGGCACGTTCGACGGCGACGACACGAATCTCGCCATTGCTCACGCCATCCTCAACCGCCGTCTCGGCGAAATCGAGAAGGCCGCGTGACATGGCAAAGGCAAGCGAGAAGGCCCCGATCTATGCCGTGAAGCGCAATGGCCGTCTGGAGCCATCGGCGCAGATCGATGAAGAGGCGTTCGACGCCATCGCGAACGGCTCCGAGGTCGAGCTGACGATCAAGCAGAAGCGCAGCACCGAACGGCTGCGCCTCTACTGGTCCGTGGTCGGCGCCGTCGTCAAAGGCGGCTTCGGGCCATGGCAGACCAAAGAGGCTCTGTCGGATGCCCTCAAGCTCGCCTGCAACGTTACAGAGGTCCGCCGGACCCTGAGCGGCGACTACTACGTCGCGCCAGACAGCGTGGCCTTTGACCGGATGGGCGAGGCTGATTTCGGCGGCTTCATGAACCGCGCCTTTGCGCAACTCGCCGAGCGCATCGGGTGTGATCCTGTTTCCCTCTTGCCGCAGCGTGAAGATCGGAGCGCAGCATGAGCCAGCCATCAATCCCCTTCACCGCCCTGTCTGATCTACGCTCCCGGCTTCCTCGACACAGCCGATACACCACTGGCGTCGACTACGTGATGCGCTGGGCCAAGGCCGAGCAGCTGCGGCAGGAGGTCGATTTCGTGTCCGAGTTCGAGGCATTGCTGAACGAAGAGATGCGCAATGGCTGCCCGTAAGAGCTTCACCAAGAAGGAGCGCGCCAGGCTGTTCGGCCTCTACGCTGGCCGCTGCTACCTTTGCGAGGGTGCCATAGACGGGACCAAAGAGGCCTACGAGATCGAGCACGTGATTCCCTGGGCGCTGACCCAGGACGACAGCGACGGCAACCTACGGCTCGCCCACGTCAAATGCCACAAGGCCAAGACTCACGGCGCCGAGCGATCGATGCTGAACAAGGTCGAGCGGCAGCGGCTGAAGAACGCGGGCCATTGGCCGAAGTCGAAAGCCAAGATCCCCTCCCGTCCATTCCAGAGCGCAAGGGGAGCGCCATGACCGCTCCCGCCAACATCCCCTACCGCCAGAGCGACGAACCCGCACTGGACTATTACGAGCGCGTCGCCCGCCTGGCTGACGAGGATCAAGACTATCAAGCGTGGAGGGCAGCACGATGAGCATTGAAGACAAGGCCGGCGCGGATGTTGTGATCGAGGCCATTCCACTCGAATGGGCGCACGACGAATACATCTCTCGGGCGGAAAGCGCGTTTGACTGCTACAAAGTTTTCGCGCACGGCCCGCACATGCCCGGACGATGGACGACGGGGTGCGAGATCGGCCGCGACTTCCCATCGCGGGAAGCTGCCGTCGAGGCGGTGAACACGAACTATCGCGAACGCGCCCTTGAAGCCGTTCGCCTCGTACCTGCGCCTCCCCCATCAGATCCCCGCCAGCAGCCGGACAGCGAGCCCGGCGCAGGGCCGGCGCTGGCAGAGGGGACCGTGGGCGAGTTGCGGGGGCCCGTGCGCGAGGCCGTCAGCCGGTTGATCGCCGGAGCGTTCCGGCGCGATGGCGAGCGCCTAGGCGACGACAAGCGCCCTCGGTTCTCGATCCCCGCTCGGCCTGACGAAGACGACGACCTTGTGGTGTCGGCTGCGATCAAGCGCGCCGCCGACGAGATCGAGCAGTTGCGGGTTCAGAACGCAATGAGAGTGACGGCCTATTGCCAACTGCACGAACTCTACTGCGGCACCGACGCCCGCGCCGAAGCCGCCGAGGCAAAGGCCGAGCGGATGCGGGTGGCGCTGGAGCTTCACCAAAACTGGCATCTGGCGCAGGAGGAAGCGGCTGACGGTACCGGCGGAGCCGACGCATATGTCGACAGCGCGATGTGCGACGCCACGCTGGCAGCCCTCGCCTCTACATCGGAGGGCTGAGACGATGGCCGAGAAAATCTTGCATCGCATCCGAGCCGCATTCCGCGATGGCGAGCATGAACTGAGCTATCACGAACTGGCTCTGCGGGTTTTCCCCGGAGAACAGTTCCCGCGTGCATGGCGCTATTCATCGAACGGCGGCCCGCCGGGTTGCTACATGGCACTCAGCGCCGCGCTGACTCGCTTCTCCATCCATTCGTATTTTGACGGCAAGCGGCGAGTAGTCCACCGCCCCGCCCCAGAGCAGGGCTGAGACGATGGCCGAGACAGCGCCGGCAGCTTGGCTGCAAGAGCACCCGCATTTCGGACAAGACTTGACGCTGCGCGGCAGACTGACATGGGTAGACGTGTCGGATGGGTGGAAGGAAACGCCCCTCTACGCCCCCGGCACCGACCCGGCCATCGCCACCCTGACCGCCGCCAACGAACGGCTCCAGCGCGAGCTGGACGCCATGCGGGCGGAAAGGGGTGCGGCGGCCGAGGCGCTGAGCGCTACGCGGTCGGCGATCGTCAAAACGATAGAAGCCAAACGCCCCTTTGCGTCCTTCAATCAAGAGGTCAACGGCGCCCCCACCCGCTGCCAAGGCGAGACTGAATTCATGACCGTTAAGGAGGCGAAGCGCCTGATGCAGGACATGTACTCGGAGCTAAACCGCGCCCTTGCTGCGCTCGACGCCACCAGCGCCCTCGCCAAACAGGAGCCAACGGCATGAGCGACAACACCGAAGCGCTGAAGCCATGCCCGTTCTGCGGATGCGCGGCGAAAATGATCTCGGGTGGCCCTGGCAACTACTTTGTCCAGTGCACCTCGTGCCGCGCTGGGACGGATGACGTGCATCGCGACCACGCAGTTGAACTTTGGAACACCCGAGCAGCTCTCTCCGTAGAGGGGAAGCAGCCGGTGGCGGTGAAGGCGCTGGAGTGGAAAAACCTCGACAACGGGACAGCTTGGGCGTCTTCCATCTTCGGGCTGACATACCAGGCGGCGCAAGATGGGTGGCGTCACCGAAATGGCGTTTACACCCCCGCTACTGGGTTGGAAGCCGCCAAAGCCGCCGCACAAGCCGACTTCGACTGGCGCGTCCGCTCCTGCCTAGCCGCCCCTCCCTCCCTCGAAGCCCTAAAGGCCGAGGCCCGCCGGGAAGCTCTGGAGAAAGCGGCGAAGGTGGCCAAGCTCGCGGCCGAAGAAGGCGCGAACCCATGGCTGATCGAGCAGAACATCCTGTCGCTCATCCCTTCCGAGAAGGAGCCGAAGCCGTGAAGCTCATCCACACATTCGCGGCCGGTGATCATGTGCCATCCTGGATGATGGACGCCGAACCAAACACGCCTCAGTCGAAGGCCCCGGACGTGGTCTTCATCGTTGGCGGCGGGGTCTACGAACACCAGGAGCGCTATTGGGTCATAGCCGACGATTTGGACGGCACGTGCATCAGCATCGACAACGGGACGGACATCACCTGCTTCGCCGCGAGCAAGGCCATCGTCATCCCCGTCCGTTTTGCCACCATCGGAGGCGGTCGCGGCGAGACGGTCAGGTTCCCCGACAGCTCTTCCGAGACGGAGGGCTGAGATGAACACCGCAATGCTCCTGATGGCGCAGTACAACACGGCCATCGTTCCGATCGAGCGCGTCTGCCAGGATTATTTCCGGCACCTGACGGTCAAGAAGCTGTCCGAGAAGATCGCCCGCGGCGAGATCCGGTTGCCGCTCACCCGCATCGAGGACAGCCAGCGGGCGGCCAAGGGCGTTCACATCACGCACCTTGCCGAATGGGTCGACGCCCGGATGGTGAAGGCCGAGAAAGAGACCAATCAGCTCGCGCCACATGCGGCATGAGTACGTCATTCAGTACGTCATCGGCAGTCAAGATGGAGGAAAGCCTTGCGCTATATGGCCCCAAGTTTTATGATGTCCCATCGATCATCGGCGCCACGGCGAACGACGGGAAATGCGCGCCCAAGGCGATTGTCGGCTGA